CCAGAGTAAGCGTAACTCGCTGGTGCCATTGAAGGGCCGTTCATACGCTTACTCTAAACGCCTCAAATCCTGCAATTATTTTACTATCAATATCCAGCGTACATCGCAGCACGAGGCGCTTGTTGCTGAATAAAGTCTTTGACTCGTTGCAGGTGAGGCTGAACTTGAGGGGATGTTGCCCCGACCATGTCGAAAGCACCGGGATTGCCGTTCACCACGGCGTCAGCAGTTGCTTCAGCGTTACCAACAGCAGCAGAATCAACCTTGGAGCCAATCGGAGCAGTCACTGTGGTGGTAGTGATTGACTCAGCGCTCTGCTGATTAGCTGCAGGATTAACTAGCTGACGACGCTGATACTCATAAGCAAGCGCGGGGTTCGATTGAGCCCAAGCAGAAAGTTGAGCACCGATGGTGGGAGATTGTCCCTCCATGTACTTCATCAGTTCCCGCTGCTTATCAGCTGAACCTGCGTAAGCCGCACGAGCAGCGTAGTAATCTTCAATGCTGCGGTACTTCTCAGGGCTCATGGGTTCCACAGCGCGGCGTACAGCGGCTGCGCCAGGAGCAGACTGAGCGAGGGCTTCGCGGATCGTGCTTTCTCGCTGAAGATTCCCCGTGGTGACGATAGGAGCTGCTGCAGGGTCGATGTTGCCAGGAGCAGGAGGAGCTGCAACTGCAGCAGGATCCACAATGCCTAGCGGGCTACCGTCTGCCTCGGTGAACAAGGGAGTCGTCGGGACCTGAGCCAAAGGAAGACTGGGAGGAGAACCAGCAGTTGTCTCGCCCGTGCGGTCACGAGGCATCATCCCTGCGACACCAGCACCAAACAAACCAAGACCAGCCGCTCCAGTCGCAGCTCGGAAAGCAGGATTGTTTAAGAGAGCGCCGAGATCGACAAGCTCAGCTCCGCTTGCTGCATTACGAGCAAACGCAGCAGACGCCAAGGGATCCACGGGGGCGGGGCCTGCGCCGCCACCGAATGCAGGACGCGGAGCGACAGGGCCGAAGTCGGCCGCTTCACGCATCATCATGGTTCCAATGCGTTCTTGAGCTTCCTTAGGAAGTTGACGCAGAAGTTCCGGGCGGATGTTGTATTCGCCGCTAAAGATATCAGGTAATTTGGACGTAAAGAATGATTGCTGGCCTTCAGGTGTTCCGACAGGGCGAACAACTTCAGGTTGCGCTTGGCTTAAACGAATCGTTTCAAGATTCCGTTCAGTCGCTACAGGACCGCCGCGATAAGGCTGTCCGCCAATCGGGGTACCCTCGGGTCGAAGAGCACCTTTAGCTGTGGTGAATTCAGTAGCCGCACGCGATCCAGGGGGAAAACGAAGATCGAGCTGACCCTGGACTGGTGTACCAGTCATCGAGGGACCTTGCATCGGAGCTCGCAGAGGGCCCTGAACTGTAGGCTGAGTAATTAAATCCTCTGTAAACTGAGTGCGTGCAGCAGGCGACTGTAAGGTCTCTTGTGTAGTAGTCGCAAGGGCGCCTCCACGCGGGCGTGGTCCCTGCATCGGCTGAGTGATAAGGGTATTTATGGTTCGCGACCCAGCGGGAGGAGTCGCGGTCCCACCCCATTGAGGTACCGGAGCTTGACCCAGTTGACGGGAAGTGGGGACATTCAGGGTACCTAAAGTGCCTAAATTCCCACCGCGCTGGCTGACAACAGAAGGAAAAGCAGTAAGCTCATCCATCAAACCAGCTTGTACGGCTGCTCGGCGGACAGGGTCGCTGATGCCTCGCACACCGCTCATCTCAGCAGCCGGGAGAACCTGCCGAACGGACTCCATTAACTGACGTGCTTGCTTAGCGCCGCCAGCACGTTGAATTAAGTTCCTAAGAAGACCGAACCCCCCACGAATACCCGACTGCATCTCTAGTTAACGCAAGATCAATAGAGACAGTCTATCTCCAATTTGCGTAAAAGTAGAGACGGTCTGAGCGAGAAACGTCTGGAGGACCAGGGATCGCCTGGATGAACTCTCCACCACTACGCTCAAATCGATACCGTGAAGCCACGGGGTCTTTGTAGTTTGGTACGTAAAGCATTTCAGCTAAACGACCGCACTCGTATAGATAGTTTTCGCGCCAGATTCGAGCTGTTTCCCGCTTATCCTGAATCGAGATAGAGCGAGAAACGTCACCAAGAATTGTTTCCTGACGGCTGGTAGCCCTTCCGGCAGCCAGTTCAGTTAGACGCTCAGCTTCTTCACAGCGCTCGACCTGAGCAACGATTTTGTCGTAATAAAACTCACTAGGAATACTGTTACAAGCCTCCAAAAGGCGAGCGTAGTCACCAGCAGGAACTGTGGCAATGTTATATCCTAAGTGATAAGCAATACGACTGAAGTTAAAATCATCAACACGGTAGCCAAAGGTTTGCGCAGGGTTACGCGTTAGCTGATTAACTGCCGCGTAAATTACTTCGCGCTTTGTGGCGTCTGTGCTAGTGGGTTGAAATACAACCCCCTGCTGAGCTAGAAAAGATTGAATCTGTTCTAGCTCGTTCTGGCTTAACTGCGCCACAACCCAGTACCCTTACATTTCTCTATTCTACGTACACAACTCCAGTAGCAAACACTTCGGACCATTCGACTCGTTTAATACTTTCAAGTTGTTCGAGCTTTGTAAAACGCTCACCAGGCAAGGATTGACGAAGTTCGACAATTTCTTTAGCCGTTTTAAGGCCGACTCCAGGCAGACACTGTGTCAAACCTTCCGGAGTGAGGTTATTTAAGTTAATACGATTGTCAGTAGGAGGAAGTGGCTTGACGACAGTCACTTCAACCTCATCTTTCTTGATGTTCCGACGCCCACGGCGGGTTTGGAGCGTATTCGAAACCGTTTTTGGCTCTAAATCCTCTTTAAACTCATCAACTTGATCTTTATGAGCGAAGAAAACCTTACCAGTGGTGCTGGAGCGCACCATAAAGTACTCACCGTCGTCGTGAGTAGAGATTACGTCGATCTTAACCCCACTGGGCTTATAGACTTTGGCGGACATCTGAAAAAGTCAGTATGTGGGCAGTAGTTTAGATCAAAATAGCCTAATCCTCACGCATACGCTTCAGGTCTTTCTCGAAATTGCCTAAAAACTCGGCTCGTTTAGCCCAAGTGTCCCCGCCTGTGCATCCTTTTTTGGGGTTGATGCAGACAGGATCGTTAACTCTGTTACAAACAAGCCCTGCAAGATCTAACTCATTGCCTTTATAGCCGGTTTTCCAGTGATGTACGCCGTTAAGCCACGTGGCGCCACACCGAGAACACTCTCTACGCTCTAGCTTTAGATCTGAAAGCTCCCGATCGTCCATATAAGTGGATAATTACGGTACGCTTCATTAACTCTGACAGCGGAATGCGTTAAATACTGTAAAAAATTAATTAAGAACAGGAAATAAAGACAAAAAAAGACCCCTCCGAAGAAGGGGTCCCCCTTGGTTTCGCAACCTGAGTATATCAGATACAGTGTCTACACGTTAAGGCTCCTCCCATGGACCGAAACCCGCAGGCCAAGCATCCGTTATACCAGACCTGGAAAGATATGAGAGATCGCTGCCTTAACCCTAATAACACAGCTTACCAAAAGTGGTATGGCGCAAAAGGTATCACTGTATGTGAAAGATGGCTTAAGAGAAATCCTATTGGTACAAACAAAGGATGGGCTCCTGGATTTCAAGCTTTTGTTGAGGATATGGGACCAAAACCAACTCCAAAACATCAACTCGATCGTATAGACCCAGCAAAGAGTTACGAGCCCTCAAATTGTCGTTGGGTTACAACTTCAGAACAGGCTTCAAACAAAAAACCATATAAAAGACCTTCTGTTCAAGGAGAGAAGAATAAAAACGTTAAAATTACTGAAGAAAAAGTAAAACAACTTAGAAAAGATAGAAAACAAGGATATACGTATGACCAACTCAAAAGTAAATACGGTATTTCTAAATCTACAGTGGCTCAAATAGTAAAAAGAAAAACTTGGCAACATATATAATTAAAAAGCCTCTCCCGAAGGAGAGGCGTATACGCTCTAGAGCGTTAGATCACGTCGGTGATGTCGAGGTGTACACCGAAGATTCGATGAGACCACCGGGCTGCAGAGCGAGATCGGCACGCTCCGGAGGTGCGTCGGGAACGATCCAGCACACTTCGCAGATAGCGAGGGCTTTGTTCTTACCAGCCAGCTTGCCAGCAGCGGCACGGGGATCATAGATACCCGAACCTTGGGCCAGACCAGAAGCGGCAACACCGCCCAGGTTGCTGGTGGTGAACAGTTTCCACTGGGTATCAGCAGTCAGAGCAGACAGGCTGCTCGAATTGATGATGTTGGTGGAACCGACAGTGCCGTTAGCAATGCGGCTGTTCGAGCCAGTGACGGAAGTACCGAACTGACCGGACACCACGGTGGTGGTGTTGCGCAGACCTTGGCCCACAGAGGGGATCAGGGTCAGCTGAGGAGTAGCAGAACCGCCGGCGACGCCGGAGCTCACCACATCGCCGCCGTCCACACGGAGGGAGGTACGGTACACGAAAGCACCAGAAGGCACAGTAATGCCGTTGGTGATGTCGGCCCGAATGTCCTTGTGGTAATCGGGGGAGGGGATGATGACGTTGGCGTTCAGGAAGGGCTGTTGAGCACCGTTCTGACCGGAACCATAAGGCTGGGTGTAGTAATCCAGCTGATTATTGGTGCCGAGAGCCTGATAGCTCAGGTCAACGTAACCGATGGCTTGCTGAGCAATCCAACCGGGACGGAACACCACGCCCACGGGGCCACCAACGGGTTGGTTGGTGTAGCTCGTTTGAACGCCATTGGCGTTCTCGAACTGCATGGTTTTTTCTTCGTGCCAGTAACGAAGAACGTTGGTGTAGTTGCCGGGATAAATCTTGGCAACCGAGATCTGGTTAGGGTTGATCGTCATTGTTAGTTACCTCCTCAAGCGTCGAAAGAGTAACCAACGGTGACGAAGTCAGCATTCAGAAGCTCGAAACCTGCGTACAGGCTCCAAATCATCATGATGAAGCGGCTGAAGTCGTCGTTGTTGTTGAGCAGCACCTGGGCGTTGTTGCCACCGATGCCGACACCAACAGCTTGAGGACCAAAGAAGATACCGACAGCAGCGTTGTAATCAGCGGTGCTGGAGGCGATGGTCGCGCTCTGAGTTTGGGTAGGCATGTTGGTGCTTTCGAAGAAGCGCACGCCTTCAAACACGAAGCCGGTGGGCATGATCGGCTCGCCAGCCACGAAGGTGGCTTGGCCGAAGCCTTGACCCATGTACAGGGCAGCGTTGGGCTGCATCCCGGACATGAGGGGATTGATTTGACCGTTGCCAGGATAACGAGCAACTTCGCGGAAGTCGCTGTTCTGACGCAGGTGCATCAGGAAGGTGGGATCGCAAACGCAGCGATAGAAACCATCCTGGAAGGTAGGAGTGTTCCGCTTGCGCAGGCTCTTCACCACGCGCAGCAGGTCATCCTTAACGTCGAACTTAGCTTGCTCGGCGTTGGTGTAGCTCAGAGCACCGGTGGCGAGATCACCGGGGAAGTAGTAACCGCCTTGGGTGTCAGAAGACTGACCCTTAGAAACAGCCTTCAGGAGTTCATTGATGAACACCCGATCACGCCAACGACGATAGTCGTCGAGCAGAGTCAGGCTGCCGATGGACTGGTGGAAAGTGGTGAGGTTGCCAGTGTCCAGCAGAAGGCGCTGGGCAGTGATCAGAGTCTCACGCGCAATCTTGAAGGTGCTGGGCTGAGTGGGATCACTCGGGTCAGCAGGGCCGGTGTACTCGCGAAGAGTCACGAGCACCTTATCCTTCACAATATTGCGGCTGTTAGCAGTACCGATGGTCTGCTCAGCAGTACGCTCGCGAGATTCTTTAGAGCCAGGATTACCGAAGAACCGGTAGCGATCTAACTGAACCGTCTGGCCGGGCTGCTTCGAGAAGTCGTGAACAACCACAGGCTCCGCAGCCATCTCAACGATGTATGCGGGGTGAGGACGGTAAAGTTCCGCACCAAGGATCTTCGGGAAGTCGTTGTCAATAAACAACGCTTATCTCCGAAAAAACTACCTACTAACTATAAGAGTGGAGAGGGCCCCATAAACTACAGGTTGTTGCAATTTTAGTGTTTTAAATTTTTGTCCCTGGGCTAAATTTGCGCACCATGTTACGCACACCTTCACCAAGCACACCGTATATAGAACCGTAGTTCGGAACATACCTTAATGACTTCCCTCGGTAGCTGAAGCGGACCGGGGCGCCCATCTGGCCAGGAACGCCGGAGTAACGAGTTTCCGTGAAACTTTGACAGTAGATAGGGTAGTGATACACCCACGCGGCACGAGAGCCTGAGGTGTCGTTAGTTGGGTTAGTAAGCGAAGGAGAGGCAACCGTGGGGTGAGTAACTCCCCCGCCGGTGATACCCCCTCCGTCTATCGTGTTGTCGTTTGAACTAGGTGTTTGGAACGGAGAGTAGACCTGGTTATCAGGAATCTGCTCGCCATACCAAGTGTGCGTACCGAAGTTACGCAGACCAGGCTCAGGGCCGTAAGCAGTCTGGACACTCGCGTTAGCGTTGGTGTAGATACCCTGCGCACGAAAACCGACATAGCTATCGAGCAACCCAGATGCGTGAGGCTGGGTATTCTGATAGTTTGTCCAGTAACCAGAAACTGCAGGCGGTACTGCGCGCCAATCCGTAGTGAAATAACCGCTGATATTCGGCGGACCTACAGGAATACGCCCAAAATCAGCACCTTCATCGTTGACTCCGAACCAGGTTTGTTGGACACCAGACGGAGGAACATATCCACTCGAAACAACTAAATAGGTATCCGTCAGGTCCAGGTTGTCGCCTGTGCGCTGAGGTCCAGATTGAATCGGGTGATAGAGGTTTTTATCGTATTTCCAATTAGTTTGCGGTGCGTATACCATAGTGCTACTACAGCTTATTTAATTGTACTTGGTCTAAAATATTTAAGAGCTTTGTAAGGGCGAATGTCCTCGCACGTTGAGAGAGCCCTTACAGTGTTTTTCGAAGATCCTGAAGCTTCTATCGCCTGTTTCTCAGGTTCGATAACGGAAAGTTTGACGCACCCACGCGGCATTAAAAAAGTTATTCCGTACTTAATTAAGGCATCAATCGTCGGCTACATGCTGGCTACCTTTGTCAGCCCCGCCATCGAAGAGCGGTTTAAACTCACAAAAAATGAGGCCATAGCGACCTCATTTATTATTGGTTACGCAGGAATTCGAATTTTGGCAGCAGCGGAAAGACTTGCCGAAAAGGAATTCGAGCGCAGATTGGGAAAGAAAGAAGACGATATCAGCTGATAACAACAGAGTCGTCGAATGTATTAGCTGTTTCAGCCTGAGGTTCAGTAGCCTGAACTTCTTGAGTCGGCTCTTGGGTTTCTTCTTGTTTGGCGTCTTCTTTACGAGGGCGGTAACTAAGTGAGCGCATAATCAAAACTTGTCTTTAAAAACACTAGCAAGAAAAAAGCCTCCCGTTTTGGGAGGCTGTGAACTTTAGCGTTTTGAAGCTATCAGGCAGGGTCCATGAAGAGGAGCTTGCTGCGCATAGCTTCAGGGCCCATCTGCTGCAGAACACGCCAGGCGTTCTCGGGGCTGCGATTCATAACATCGCTGAACTGTTCCCACTGTTGCTGGGGAGCTGCACCCATGGCAGAACCACCGGCGTTGGCCGGAGGAGCGGGCATGTCATAGCGAGGCTGATAAGCCTGGGCCTGCTGCTCGTAAACACTGGTCTCACCATCGATGTCCACGGGGACAACCTCCGTGAAGTAACGATCAGTGTAGTTAGCCAGATGATCAGGATCAGTCAGGATGATCTGCATCGCGTCGTGGCGAGCAGCCAGAGCGTCCATTTGCTGAGCTTGATCGATCAGAAGATCTTCAAGCGAGCAGGCATACTGATTCAGAATGCCAGGAGCTTCGATCCCGAAGTGATTAACGACCTCGGCGGTTACGGGACTTACGCTCGTTTGCGGGTCCGTAGAAGTTTGCGAGGAAATTTGGGTCGGTGAAGCGCTGGTATACGAGGTCGGCGCTACCTGCTGTTCCTGATAAGCCCAGGGTTGGGCCTGTAAATTCTGACTGCTCAGTTGAGTAGCCAGTTGCGTAGTTGCCTGGTAAGGCGACTGTTGAGCCGGGCTGAGGGATTGAGGATTGACCTGCGTCAGCACCCGCTCCAGGGTACCCATCGCTGCTTCCCAAGGATTGCTCGGGGAGGATTGCGACGTTAACGGGTTGAACTGGTTGCTGATAGAAGGGGCCGAAGCCTGTTGTACCTGCGACGGCGGTTGGGCTGTAGGTACCGAAGCTACCGCCGGGGTAGAGGTTTGCGCCACCCACTGCGGGTAGGCGGTTGAGCCCTGGTCCGAGGATACCGCCGGGGCTGCCGCCGGGGAGACCGGGCTCGGGGTCGAAGCTTGGATCTGCTGGCTCATAGCTACCCGAGTAAGTTAGTTCTTCCGCGAGGTGGTCGAATGTCCTGTAAAGGAGCGGAGTTATGTTCAGTCTAGGATCAGCCGCAAGTGGCTGATTAGGCGCAAGGGGATGCGGCGACTGCAACATCTGGCTTAATAATACCAGAAATTGTTGCATTGCTGATTGAGTTTGCTGCACCATGCGGAAGGGGAAACCCTTCAACATCTCAGCTCTTTCAGAGTCAGTCTTTTCAGGAAAAAGGAATTTAAGAGCTTCAACGCTGTCCACGCCAAGCTCTTGCAAGTTACGAACAACGATCGACTTTTGGTTGATGTCGTACGCTGTGTCTTCGTAAACATCGCCCTGGTACCTATAAGTAACAGTGCGATCCCCGTCTTCAGGTAAACCGATGACGCCAGGAGGGACTTTATTTTCCTGAAGCGAAAGTTGAATAGTTTGAGTGACTTTGGCTTCAAAGCGAGAGAGCGCTTTTTGATATTTCTCTACACTTTCTTCGGTTTGCTCTTTCGGAGGGCTTGGTTCTTTAAGTCCAGCTGCAGCGATAAACGATTCGCGGAAAATAACTTCCTGGTGATAGATCATCATCTCTAGGAGACGATTGAATCCATAAGTAAGGAAGCTTTTGTTCTTTCGAAGAGCCGTGGCCTGAGCACGACCCATCAAACCTTTAATTTCAGTTGCGGTCGCACCTGCGGAGATTGAAATTTCATCAACCCCGCCGAGAGCTGTTCTAATTTCCTCTCGCAGCAGAAGCGCATACCGGTTCATGTCTCCATTAACCGGATCCGGGGTCATGTAACCCACGCGGTCAGAAGGCTCAACGTTCGCGATAATGCGAGGAACGCGCAAACCGCCTCCCATCCCAGCCCCGAAAGGCTCGCTTACGCGTGTCGAAGGGCTATCGACTCCCGAAAAACCGCTTTGACTGCTGATTGTCGGCCTAAAAGTGCTTCCTGAATCGCTTGCTTCGACCAGATCGCTCCTAGGACGCGAACTAATCAGCGTAGGATTGCCAAAAAACTCAATATTCTTAGCAATATTTCGAGTGAGCTCGTCGTGGAGCACAATTTGCTCCATAAACGGATCAAACTCACCCTCTCCCTCGGTACCGCTCGCGTTTGGCTTGTTTAAAACCTCAACAGCGGGAATAAAGCCTAAGGTATTGGGTCGCTTTCTGGCTGGAGTGAGGATAGAACCCGGCTCTAGATCAAAACTAAGCTCAGTATCAGTCTCAACCTCACTAATTTCGTCAGCAGTTATAGCTAAACGAACATACCGCTTGTTTTGCCCGTAGCTATTGCTGGGTAAACCAAGATTCGCGTTCTTGACTTTGTAGCTATAAACAATAATTACTTCCTCAACCTCACCATTTACATCGTGGTACACACGATATTGGTTTTTGTTGAAGAAATAAATCTGATATTTGAGCTTTGGGTCTGGGCGGAAGTAAAAAAGCCCACAGCCGTCAATTAAAAAGTTGCGAATTATCGCAGGAAAACGAATATCTAACTTATTTAAAGCAATTACATCATCAAGAAAACGAGTACGCCCCTTAAACGTATCCTGGTCACAATAAAAAGTAAGACCCTTCTTAATCATCAGAAGGGTCATCTGTTGCAGATGGCTCAAAACAACCATGGTCGATGCCTGGTTGCTTCGATCTTGAGTGCGCGATGCCTCTAAGATCTCGTTGAACCTTTTCCTAGTTTCAGTCGAGCTGGCCATCTACACACAGAACAGAAAATTAAAACCCTAAGAAGGCTCACTTGCTAGCAAGAGCTTCCTTAGCCTTTTTAGCCTTAGCCTTAGCGCGCTTACGAGTGTCTTCAGAACCACTTACCTCCTGACCGCTTGGAGCTTTTTTAGCTTCACGATCAGCAGCAAATTTCTTGAGAAGCTCAGCAGGCATTTTGTCAGCCATCTGGCAAAAGGTACGCTTTGACTCTTTCCAGTTTAACTGCTTCCTGCGGTAAATCCTCGATTGGATACGAGGTTAACAGATGATCTTGGCGTCCGAGCATATCGGTGTTGCCCTCCTTAGGTTCAAACTCATCACAGAGTTTTTGAACATCAGGACGATCCCAGATGTAGTACTCAGCGATTGACCGCAATTTGGTCTTTCTCTTATCTGCATCACCCATCCAACTAAGGTGCCAACCAGCGTCTCTGTTACCGAAGTAACGATTGTGCTGCGTGGCGCGCATCGAGGATAAAGTACCGAGCTGCTTTAACCGGCTTACTGTACTAACCACGCCGCAACGCCAATCGAAAAGCTCACCTTCAGGGGAGATTAACTGGCGATCTGCTCTTCCGTAGTGCATCGACATGCTCAAGCGAACGACTTTATCTTTCTCCTCTTCAACAACTTTCAAAAGTTCAGGAAACTTAGCTGGATTCGCGATCTCGTCACAATCCGAGCAAATAAAAACCGTATCGTCAGGCATCATGTGGAGCCCAACGCCGAGTGCATCACGCTGACCCCTCTCACGAATCCAAGGATCGGGAGCCTCTTCAGCAGAGGGAAGCTCTACGTGGAGCACTTGAATCTTGTCTTCAGGTAACCCCAGCTCACGTATGGTGTCTAAACAAGTAAATGGTTTCTCTTCGCCACGGTGCGTACGGTTAGCGTCCGTAATCAAAAAACCATCAACATGGTTTTCTAGAGTCCTAACCCTAAGCTCAAGAATTTCGCGCTCATTAAAATAACAAAAACAGTCTAAGAGCACTGTGAGCGAAAGCGTGTCGTACTATATTAACTCAATCGCCCAGCTGGATGTACTTTGAAGCTTTTTGCTTAGCGCGCTTTAATGAATTTCCGTTGGTTTGATCCAAGAACAATCCTTCGTCTGTCCCAATCCCCGTGTACTGCTCTGATGGTGGAGCGGGAGCCTGGGGAGCAGGTGAATAGTTGTAGTCCCGCTCTTCATCTTCCATAACTGCAGCGAACGCATCGCTAGCAGGTTGATTAGCGCGCCGCTGCTCATCCGCAGCACGCATATTCATTTCGTATGCTTTGGCAAACCCGAAAGCAGCTTGAGTAAAAGGGTCCATCAGTACAGCACGAAAACACCGTTGACACTACCGCTAATTAAAGCAGTGCAAGCGATAGGAATAAGATCATTGCCGTCTAGGTTTACAGCAGTAGCATGTTGGCCAGGTGCGTCCGAAAGCTCTACAGTTAGATAATCCTTGGAGTTGGAAGCCTTAGCTTCAATGAAGATGGCTCGACATGTAGCAAAGTTCTTTCGACCTTGAGCGGGAGCCCAACCAAAACCACTGGCATAGGGCAGTGCAGCAGTCTGCCCGTATACAGAGCCAAACGCCCGGATATCCATATAAAAAGACTGTTTCGTCTATCTTAACGTGTCTAGCTGTTCTTCTCCAAGTAAGTAATCAAGCGATCTAAATACCACCGGGCTTTTTTGAGATCTTCTAAACCGTTTTTATATTTCTCTCTCGACACGTACTTCAGTACATTCATTTTGCAGCCCCCGCAAAACTCTTCAGGGGATAAGCAAGATTCCATGTACTCGATTGTCTCGATAGATCCTTTTGTGTAGTGACTAGGGTGATTAACACAATCGTTTAGATCTTGCTGTGCGCTCAGACCTAGTCCAGAAAAACTGAGCTGAACGTAATCTTCGTTACTCATAACCAAACATCTCCGTGATGTCGAGAACTTTGCCCAGTTTATCCTCTAACTGCGAACTGTATTTTGTGTCGCAGTGCTCTACTAAACCGCATGGAGCAATCTGAAGCTTATTGCCTACTTTTAAAACAGGGACGACTCGACGGTGCTCCTGTCCTTCCAACAAATTTTCAAAAGCAAGTCCCATAGAACTCCGGTCAGCGAGCGGCCAGCAACGAAACTGGGTAAGCTCAAAACTTCTTATAGGGTCGGAGCTCGAAGAGGTTACGTACTGTTCTGCCATCTGCTGGTCGAGAATCATCATCCCCATATAGGGATTACCGAGAGAAACAAATCCAACAAACCAGTCATCTAATGGAGTTAGATAAGAGTTAACTGTGTAAGGTCTGTCTCCCCACACGTCTCGCGTCGGTTGGTTCAGCTGCCACACCTTGTGGTTATCAAACGGAACCATCAGAGACTTATAAGACTCATACCGACAAAACCCAGGCTCTAAATTGAGTTTCTTTAATCTGTCCTTGTACAGGAACCAGTACAAAAAGTTTTCACTGGTAAAACAGATATCGTTCTCGGTATAGACGTAAAAGTCGTAGTACTTATTTAATACAGCTTCACGAAGCAAACCTTTATGAGCCCAAGTTAAAGAGTACCCCTCCCACTCTTCAGAAGCTACAACAATATGTATAGAGTTAAAAGTAACGTTAGAGTCAAGTAACTCTTTTAAGGTAGCTTCATCACCTCTATGCGCGTAGTCGATGTAAATAAAAACATCCTTTACGCCCGGTATCTCCTCATAGCCCCGAAGAGTTTTTAGTAAAGCGTCGAACCGAGAAAGAGGATCGTGAGCAGTGACAAAAATAAGAAACTTGTGTTCGTTCATCAGTACTCCATTTCGAAATTACCGCGACGTTGTAAGAAGCATACTAAGTGCGTATACGCATCCAGTAAGTCATCGTGGGACGTCGCACCAATGTTGATCAGCTGATCAAATAAAGCATCAAATTTGCGATACCTGTTAAATATCACCTTTTTATTCTCCAGGAGACCTAGCGTCCCACGGAAACGGGCGATCTTATCCCCTCTAAAACCTTTAACCTCGTGGATATGAAGGTTACCGAGACCCCATTCGTTCAGCATCACACGTCTTAGGTCAGCCGCTAGAGAAGCCTGATAAGCGACCGATTCAACGACTAACGAACAGGTTGAATAAGTAGGGAAGAACTTACCATCAGTATCCTCTTGGAGTATGCCCCACTCAACCAACATCTTGCACAGTAAGTCAATCTTTTCAAGATTACCGATAGAGCGCACCTGATGTGCGTCAATAATATAGTATTTATCTTTTAAGCGGCCGCCCAAAACGAATGCCGTATAGTCTGACGTCTCGTTCTTACTCGCCGAAAGATCAACACCTACAGCAAGACTATCGAACTCAGTTACCACGTCGCCTTTGACTAACAAATCTGGCGAGAGAACCAGATCAGATGTCATCACAGGTTGTTGCTGATACTGGAAAGCAAAAGCAACTGGATCAAGTTCCTTCTGCCCTAGCAGATAATCAACACTCCACTGCTCGGGCCAGTAACTGACGGGTTCACCATCGTTGTCGTAGGTAAGCGCTTCCTGCTGAACTTGTTTCCAGCCTTTATCTGGCACAAACATCGTCTTGTGGATATCCAACGGGTGGAATCGGGTCCCCAAGCAGATAGCTCGACCACCTTCGAAAATAATCGGCGCGATCACAGAACTCCAGTTATTGTTCATTTCTTCTCTAATGGTAGGGTTTTTAATATCAGTACTTGATTTAATAGGGTCATCTACAATAACAAGGTGCGCACGTTTTGACGTAATCGAGCCTCGTAGACCAGCAGCTCGGAGCGTAAATTCTTCGTCACCCACACGGCTAATGCCGGCATAATCAAAATCGATACTCCAACCGATATCAGACTGCATACCAGAACGCAGTTGAACCTTTGGAAAGATCTTTTTATAGGTAGAAGAATCGATAATCTGCTTGATGATGCGGCTTTTAGGAATAGCCGTGGCGATGTTGTACGAACAATAAATAATCTGAAGAGGGAGACCCGCAGTAGTGTGCCTCCCAATAATCCATGCGGTGAACATGTTCAACACAGTGGATTTAGCGCTACCCCTAGGAGCTAGAATATCTAGATTAGGTCCAGCAATGTCTAAAAGGTACCTATTACTTTCACCGGTTATTAAATGCTTATGCCACTCCAGCATGTGAGCTGCTGGCGCTTTATCCATAATAGTACAAAACGTATGGAAGTCATCTGCCGCACGCATAAAGATATTATCAATCGCGCCGCTCTCTGAATCCACGGCTTTCGCTGCACGTAGTTTTAACGCACGACGATACGCAAATGTCTCTCTGCTGGGCATACTATCTAGAAAAGTGTCTGTATACTGATAGGCAAGATTCTACTGCCAAATGGCAAAAATTCTTTGGTACGGCGACATCCTCTCCAACACGGGATTCGCCCGAGTTACACACAGTATTTTAGAGCACCTAGCAAACACACATGAAATTGTAGTTTTTGGGATCAACTACAATGGGGATCCTCATGATCTGCCCTTTAAAGTTTATCCAGCTGCAGCAGCAAATCCCTCAGATCGCTTTGGGATCGGTCGCCTGCCTCAAATAGTCGAAAAGGAAAAACCAGACTTTATTATCTGCTTGAACGACATCTGGGTCGTCAATCAAGTCTGGGAGAGGGTTCACCTTCTAAAAGACGCTATTAAATTCAAATTCATTGCCTACTTCCCAGTTGATTCAGCGTACTACGTGAGCTCTATGCTTTCGTATATTGCTGACTGGGATTTTGCGATTACGTTTTCTGTTGAGCAAGCTCACAGAATCATGGCTCAGGGGGTTCAACCAAAACTTCTCGGCGTGGTTCCCCACGGGCTGGATGAAGGTAAGTTCTATCCAATGCCGCAAGCAGAAGCTCGTAAAGCTCTGCGACTGCCTGAAGACAAGTTTATTGTTCTCAACGCGAACAGAAACCAACCAAGAAAACAAATTGACCTGACAATCAAAGCATTTGCTGAGTTTGCTGCAGATAAACCAGATACTCTGCTCTATCTCCACATGAGCGAAAAAGATCTCGGTTGGGATATACGGGCACTTTTCGACGCTGAAATGCGCCGCAGGAACGCACCAGTTGACAACCGTTTAATCATGACGAGCGCGAATATCGATTATTTAAACGCACCGCCGGATGACCTTTTAAATAAGATCTACAACGCATGTGATGTCGGCATCAACACAGCAAACGGAGAAGGTTGGGGCCTGGTTTCGTTTGAGCACGCATCCTGCAAAAAACCGCAGGTTCTCCCAAACCACACGTCGTTCAGTGACATCTGGAAAGGAAGCGCGTTGCTTGCGGACGTCGCCGCGTGGATCTACGACAAAGACCTAAGCGTCGAACGGGGAATTGTTGATGTTAATGACGTTGCAGTAAAACTAACAAAGCTGTACACCGATAAGTCTTACTACAGCGAAGTTGCCGAAGCTTGTTACAAGGTGACCCAAAACCCGGCATATCGCTGGGATCGTATCGCTGACGCATTCAACAAAGCCGTGGAGGAGCTGAGCAAGTGACTCAATTTCATCGTTATCGCACTTACTACAACCGCGCAACTCAACGCTCTTTTGCGCCCTCAAAAACAGGGTTCCCTTCTGTATTTGATCAAGCGAGCGATATCGGAGGAACTTTCACCAAAATAACTTCCGGGCTACCTAAAGACAGCTTTGCTAATTTCAGCCCCTGCGTCACACAGCACCGTGGGGCCACCTTAATCGCGTGGCGGTCGCAGCCGAAACATTTTGTATTCCGGCACGACATGAAGTACTTCTACTACAACAACACGCCCACGGATATTTGGATCGGTCAGCTGTTGAGTGACGACACGATTGTCGCTCCTCGGAAGCTAATCGACAAACCACATCGACTCAGCTACGAAGATCCTCGTATCTTTGTATCCCCTGAAAACGACTTACTTTGTCAGTTTGTCACTAGTACATACGCAACCAAATGGGACAGTACGAAACACAAGATGATCCAGTCCCCAAAGGTATGCACAGGAGTCGTTAATGAATTTGGTTCGCTAGTCGATAAACTTTATCCTCCAGTAGGTCAAAACCTGGAAGCAGGTAAATCCGAGAAAAACTGGTGTTTCTTCTCCGACCTTCAATATCTTCGATTGCTCTATTCCACGCAGCCTATCGTCATAAAAACTCCCGGACAGGTTGATAAAACAATTGACTCAACCTGTTTGAAAAAGGTCACGGGCGAGCATCCGACATTTAACTCAACAGCACCTATTTTGCTCGATGACGAATGGCTCGTATTTTTCCACTGGAAATTTATGTGCCGAGAAGTTGATAGACGTCCTTACTTGATGTACGCATTAGGTGCTTACACACTGGATAAGGATCTAACACGAGTAACTCGGATGATCAACGAACCTCTTTTTATCGGTTCGACAAACGATGATCTAGTTACTTGGACAGATCCAATCGGCAACGATATATCCAATCAACCAGCGTGCATCCTTCCTTTTGGCTGCTTTGTGGACATCAACGAAGATTTGGTGATGTCGCTCGGAGTTAACGACTACTTTATGGGTATCTTTAGAACACCTGTACTCAATGTACTATCGTTAATGGAGCCCGTCGATTAAAGGATTCTGTATCCTTAATAATCCACGAAGCCAAGGCGGGCTAGAGGGTAGGTGTAAACCTACCTTCGCCAACTTCTAGCTCTTCTCTTCTTTTTCGATAGTCGACCAGACAACCATCGACGCGTCCTCAAGTAACGAATACATCGTGGGCGCGTCTTCGAAGCTATTCATCAACTCGCGCATACAGCGGTCAGCTCCAGCCAGCAACAAACCTCGGCGGTCTAAGCCGTCTGTAAGTTGCCTGACTGCTTGGATGTGAGATCGAATTTCTTTTTGAAGGACAGCAATCTTCGTAGCAGCAGTTGCGTAATCCAGCATTCCCGTAAGGGTCATCTGCCTTACGTTGTGTAGATCAGTTTTTAAAGAGTCGATCTCAATAAGAAGAACCTTTCGGAGATCTTCTTTTGGGTACTTCTCTTGTACCCACGCTGTAAGATCTGCGATAGATCCGGTATAGCTCGGTTTTAAAAATCGAGCATAAAGATACGCTTCGATATCACTCGCGGCGTTCTTTGCGTAGTGTTTAAAAGCGTCTTGTTGGGACTTGTCTAATGAACTAAGCCAAGTCCCTACAGAAGTCGAATCACCAATTGTAGATTTAATCACGCAAAAGCTCGTGTACCAGCAAGAGCTTGGTTAGCGCCGAACTGTTTAATGGCTAGCTGACCTTTGGTAGCTGCTTTTGTTCGGGCCAAGTCACCAAGCGTCCTCACTTTATCTAACTGAGCCGCATTTTCAAACTGCTGTGCACCCAAAGCAAGAAGTCCCTCGTTTTGAGCACGAGTTTGAGCGATCTTGTTAAGGGTTTCTGCTTGGTTCTTAGCGACGTCGCCACGGAGCTGCTCTTGGTAAGAACGAACTCCCATGTTCGTCAATCCAAGTTGATTGGCGAGTTGGTTTTGACCGGCTAAGGAAGCTGAACCAGCTTGAGCCAAGAGCGTGGGAGCACCAAGCTCTGTAGATAACTTAGCTTGTCCTAAGTTATACAGAGTATCAAGACCCTTACCGGAGCCGTACCCAGCTACAGAAGCTTGTAGTGTTGCGTCTTTCTGAGCTCGCTGAAGTGCTTCAGTGAGCATACTCAGCTGAGCAGAAGCTTTAGTCGTAGCTTCTTGGCCGATAGCTCCAGCTAAAGCGCCTTGAAGAAGACTTAAACCTTGATAAGCAGCGGTTAAAGGGTTGTTTTGCGCAGCCATCTGCGCTGCGAACTGAGTGTAAGCGTCGTTGGACTGACTGCCTCCACCGCCGCCGCCAAAAATAGTAGGAAGAATACTCCCCCCGACACCTGCAGCTAAACCGCCGAGAATTGCTGGTAAGACCATGATTAGCTGATGGTGGAAGAGGGCATACCGAAACCAGATCGACCCTGACCCGCAAGAGCAGCGCCGCCCTGAAGAACATTCGGGTTAGGCATACCAGCCGTATAAGCCAGCTGCATCATCCCCAAACCAAGCGTGGCGTCGCGGTTGATTTGAGCCTCGGTGATGCCACGCCAAGCGCCGATAACGTCACCTTCGATTTTGCGACGTGTCAGCTCGCGGGTTTGCTCCATACCCGCAATTCGATTCAGCTCCTGAGAACGCTCCCAGTTTGCTTGATCAATTGCAGCACGCTCAGCATATAAGCGTGGATCTAAGTTAGCGAGAGCAATCTTTGCTTGAAGCTCGTTGGAGCCTTTAAGTTGCTCTAATAGAGCGGCAGCTTGAGCTTCCCCAGCACCCGACTGCAGACGAATCTGCTCTAAAGCAAACTTTGCTTTTTCACGCTCAAGTGCTAAATCACGCTGAAGTTGAGCATCCCTTGCAGCTTCTAAAGCTGCTCGTTGCGCAGCCTTTTCTTCAGGTGATTCACCAAAGAGTGCTTGAGCGCCGACGGTGCCAGCAGCTCCTAAGCCAAGGGTACCAAGACCTCTAAGCGCTGATAAAACTAAAGGATTTAAAGCCATCTCTATTACATCCCCTGTGCGACAGTTTGAAGCGATGGATCAATATTAGGACGAGCTAAGTAACTTTGGAGAAACTGTTGAGCAACCCCAGAAGCAGCTTGAGCTCCCGTACCAGCAGCTTGAGCAATAGCAGGAATAGCTGCAACAGGAATTGCAACCTGAGCTTTAGCTAATTCACGAGCACCAGCTTCATCAGCTGAGATTCGAAGCTGTGCTTCACGCTCGTTAATAATATCTTGAGCGTTGAGCATAGGCAGCTCTTCGCCACCGGGGAGCATATTAAGCACCTGGCGACGCATATTCTCACCAGCAACAAACTTTTCGATCTCCTTGACGTCTTGCAAGGTGATCATGTATTTGCTACCGGAGCTACCTTGAGGAGCCGGAGCTTCTAAACCACCGGTGGCGGCTTGAGCTAAACCCATCCCTCCCGAAACAAGAAGGCTACCTAGCACTTCTTGAAGCAGACCTCCAGGGGTAAGGCCGCCCATCTTACCTACAGCAGCGGCAGGAATTTGCGGTGCCATTAATCAATAACCCCCTGGATTGTCGTAACTAGTCCCACTAGGGGGCTTCTTAGTTAATTTTATAGGATCTTGCTGATTGTCGGTACTTACACCACGCTCGAGTTGCTCAGGCGAGGGATAAGCAGCAGTCTGAGGGAAATTACTTGCAATATATAGACGCATAAAAGTATTTGCGTCTAACGCAGGAGAGAGCTTACGAACATCCCTCTCTCTTAGCTGCTGCTGACGAGCGTTTAATTCCATCAGCTCAACTGTTGATAAGCGCGAGAAGGTTCGATGCCGTTAGACGATGGAGCGTTTAAAACGCTGTAGTTAGAACCAAGATTCGGGGTGTCGTACTCAAGAGGACGCTGAGAAGAGAGACGATCTGACTCTTCATCTTCTTGCTCAGCAAGTTGCTCTAAGAGCATCATGATCAAATTAAATTCCTCAGGATCTAAGGATGCGATCAGCTCCATGAGGTAGGCATCCTCGTGGGGACGCTCAGGCTCCGTCCGAAGACGAGATGCCAACTGTGCTTTCTGCATCGGCATCGTGTTGTCCGGATACCCGTTCAACGAACGAGTAGCACCTGTGTAAAAACCGTCGCCTTCCATACCCGGCATCGGGGGAAGACCGCGACCAAACTGTCGAACGATTTGAGCGGTAGCAGGTGCGGCGGCTGCCATCTCCGCAGCAGTCTGAGGAACGGGGAGTCCAAGCACCCGAGCTGCTAATTCGTAATCAGCTTTAGAAAACACCGGACACTACCACAGCTTGTTCTTCTATCTTACCTTGTATCTTTAAAATATCGCCAGGAGCGCAACTAAGAGCCGTACAGAGCTTCTCTAAAACATCAGGTGATGGTATGTACGCAGGGTTTGTGTAGATCTTACGGGTTGTCGTTGGTGATAAGTCAGCTAGTTTGCTGAGGCCAAATGACGAGATATTTCTAGCGCTAAGCAAGGACTTTAAATTATTTACAAGACGTCCCCCGGCCGTATAAGAAGAATAAAAAGGCATCTTATGCGTTGAGTTTGTTCTACTCAGTTAGTTTAAGCCCTTCACCAATGTTCACTAAGTCCGTACTGGGATCCTCCCCATCAGAAACCTAGGTGTTTGCGGCGAACAAACTCTAAATCGTACGTTGTAAAGTCAATAGGAAGCTCAGGGACATTGAAAGGTGTTTTATAGGTCTCACCGTCAACATGTGCCTGCCACGCCTCGCTCCATTTCATATGGAGATACCTCTTGTTGAGCTCGTGTGCGACGTGAACGGCTGTCTGAAGTCGAGGCTCAGACCGCCAAGTCTGAGAACCGTCTGAGTAGTCTTTCTTCGTACCGTGGTAATACTCGTGATCCAGGCTTAAAACTCTCTTCAAGTCGTCATGGATAAAACGCATTCCATAATCCATGTCTTCGCAGTAGCCCGGATATAAGTTTTCATCAAACAAACCATACTTATTAACGACCCAATCTTTCAAAAGAAAGATATCCCAGCCGCCTGACCCGTGGATAATCCCTGTTTCTTCGTCTTGAGCTTTTTCATTCATTTCTTGAAGAAAACCTGGCTCAAACATAATGTCGTGATTCGAGATTACCCAGTAAGGGGATCTCATAAAACATTTAATGATTAAATTCCAAGCACCTGAACACCCAACGTTTGCTGGCATGTGCGTCACATGCACATTCTTTACGAACGGATTAGACAACTTGCGAACATTTTCTACCGCGTCCGTAATCTGCCCTCTGCCGTTGTTATTAAATACGACGAAGTTATCGACTGGGTAGTCGATACTCATGAACAGTCTGTGCAGCCAGTAAGGGTTATTGACGATAGCTGTACCTAAAACCGGGATCGACTCGCGCATACGACTGATAACTTATGTCAGCATGTTATCAGAAACTATCGCTTGGAACAGGTTGCAGCCACGGGCATCCTCCGTCTCTGCCTCCGGTATATCAAACGAACAACCATAAGGAGTCAGGTGAGCACAATCACAGCAAGGTATGCCATCAGGCACAGACACAGCAACAGGCTCAGGAGTGGCTTCTCTTAGTGGAGGATTTACATCCCCAAATATCTGTTGTAACTGGGAAAACTTGGAACGCAGAGAACGAAGCTCTTCGTACACACTTGAATCTACTTCGTATGTAGTGTATTTGTAATCACACGATAAACACACATATCTTCTTCGAACACCCTCGAAAACCTTCCGACTCTCTTTTACCTTGGACTTTTGTTCGCCGCAGGCAGGACATTCTTTTAATTGTTGAACACTAAGGAGTCCAGAGATCTGTTCGGGTGTGTGCTTTTTCTTTTGAGGAGCCATAAAAGATTTGATAATGCTGCAGGTGGGACTCGAACCCACATGAGATAAACTCAACGCATTTTAAGTGCGCAGCGTATACCATTCCGCCACTGCAGCGGCATGAGGACTATAGCGATTAATCAGGCGTCCTGGTCCTTTGTTTCGGATTTTTTCCAGGTTTCGTCGCCAGGCAACGGTTCTGTGCCGTACTCAAACGTGTCGTAGTCCTCGTCGTTACGGGGATCTTCTACAAACACGTAGTGCGTGGTCTCAGACTCAATAAACTCTTGTAAGTTAGACAGAGCCTGAGAGAGGAGGCTCTCCTCCTCAGGTGTCAGTTTTTCAGGCGTCGACATGATCAGCGGTAGATAGGGACGTAAGCATTAGCGATCCGGTGACACTGCCAGTCGTCGTACTTGCCGTACTTACTGAGCTGTGCCTGCATACACGTTGTCTTGATAGCGGTGTACTCGCGCCGACGCTCTCTCTGTATCTTACTTTTCTCAAGGAACCCAGGAATGCAGGCGACAAATAAAATAGTGAAAAAGATCAGCACAAAGTAAGTTGGTCCTTTCCAAGCGATGGCTGCCTGAACGGCGTGCCTAGAGTCGATGTTGATGTTGGTTGTCATGTGAGTCACCTAGTGACACGACAAGCATACACGTCAGACTGGGGCCTGTCAAGAAAATCCTGCTACGATACTGACACATCAAAGTTCTGCCCATGACCACGACAAGCAAGCCGAGCTTCAAGGAGCTGATGGCTCAGCTGGGCGAGGAAACCGCAGCAGTCGCCCCCGTGGTCCAGATCCAAGGTAAAAAGAAACTAGACGACCGGTATAACTTCAACCAAAGCTGGTACGACGCCCTTTTAAACACCGATATGGTGTTGTGCACCCGCGACGAAGCGGCAGAACTGCGCCTAAACCCCGCTGAAAAGCGTCAAATCGTCGAAATCGGTGTTTACGAAGGTGCTTCTAGCTGTTTTTGGTCCGATTTTTACCTCTCACACCCCGAATCCCGCTTAACTTCGATCGATCCGTTCACCGGAAGCTCTGAGCACCACGAAAAACCGGAAAATTACCCAGAACTACCCAATATCGAGTTGATTGCCCGTGGAAATATCGCCAAATCCGACAACGCAGCGAAAATCGAGATCATCAAAGGCTGCAGCTGGGACGTTTTTCCGGAACTGAACCGCCGAAATCAGGGCGAACCTTGGATCGACCTGCTTTATATCGACGGAGCTCACGATCCGACCTCTGTTGCAAGGGACACCACGCTGTTTGTCCCCATGGTTAAGAGTGGGGGCGTCGTTATTTTTGATGACTACGGCCATCCCGATGTTCAGCGCGGTGTCGATATGGCGCTCAACGCTTTCGCCTCGATGAAGCTGGCTGTGTTTACAGGCTGGCAACTCGTAACCAAGGTCGCATGAGTTCTGAAGACATCTGCCGCAACTGCCGGTACTTCCAGTTAACGCACGATGCGGAAGTCAACGGGACAGGACAATGCCGCCGGTTTTCTCCTGTTCCCGTCTATATTCAATCTGCGCTGCTGCCACGGGCTCAATGGCCTCAGGTCAACGCAGACAAGGATTGGTGTGGACAGTTCAAACCCCTTAAATCAAATCTCAAACGAGACACATGAGATTGGCGCTTAAGGGGTTTCGGCCCGCGCCCCACACCTTTCCCCACCAGTAGCTGAGCACGTACGCAGTTTTTTCTTACACCCGCTGCCCTTCGTCTTCTACAGCTTGCTCCTTGGCCGCTTTTTTAGCATCCCAATCCGCTGGCTTTGTCCTTCGCGTCAACTGAGCTTTCCTCTCATCCACCAGGTGCCAGCTACTGACAAAACTCTGTTCTCCCCACGCTGCCTTAACCAAGATCCCGTAATCATCAACCCCAATAACTTCGAAATCAGCCTCATCAAATAACACACAAGTCATATACTTTACTAACTCCCTGGGCAAACATAAATGCTAAAGTGATAATACACCCTTAAAACTAAAGGGACTGAAGTGGCCAACGGAATTCAATACTTACCGACATATCGCTCTGGCTTCACTGGTCCTAGCGAACGGATTGGCGGCTCATCCCCGTATCACATCGACCTTAAAGTCTTACAAACCCTTCCGCTGCAAGAACGAGTCCGCGCGATGGATTCGCTTGCTAACCAATACAGCTCAATTGGACGCGAAATTGAATTCTCCAACCAAGCTGTTTCTGGTCGTCGATGGAACCCAACAGCGCCCCTAGAAGAAAAAGTTAACTTACTCGAAGCTGCTGCCAAGGCCCACGCTCCGCGTAGCGGTTGGGATTCGTACGATTTTTACGTTCCCTTTAAAGGCAAATCCCGTTTTGACCCCGGCGCAGTCGAAGGTGCCTCAATTTATATTCCTGGTGTTCCTGGCGGCAAAATCACCCGTGGCTCAGGTGGTGGTTATGGGTTCTTCAGTGAAGCTGTAGACCCCGCCGGCCGTGTTGTGTTCCGTGTTGGCCACGGTGACATCAACCGCCCCGAAACCGAAACTGAACTTGCTGTCGCAGAACAAGCTGCACAACAAAACCAGACAGCACAAAAACAAGATAAATCTGCTGAAGATCTGCTCAACGAAGCAATCGCAGCAGCTCTGAAGCCCGCACCGCCTGAATTCAAATCAAGCTATGCGGGCCCTAGCGAAGAAGAATTCCGCCGTCGTCGCAACCAACTTGAGAGCACCATGCTCGAACTGATGCTCGATCAAGCATCGCGCCAACAAGAACAACCCGCCACGCCTCAGCTCGGCCAAAACACAAGCGGTGCTCAAGCGGCAGCTATGGGACTTCGCAGCTTTGGGCAGATTCCAAAGTCAACGATTTAAGTCCGCTAAACCTCAACTTACTCAGCCGCTTCGTAGCCCTCACCGGGAAACAGCGCGTGCAGGACGGACTCTACCTCAGATGCGGCTTTACGGCGACGATCAAGCTCCGCACATAATGCTTTTTTAATATTAGGAATAAATTTATCAGCCATATCTTCATCAAAGTGTTCTAAAACACTTTCTTCTAACCTACTGTACACATTCTGCTCGTACGTTTCAGTTACGAACGACATCGTTCCAATGACGGATGACACCCGCAACAATAAGGCAGTTCGTCACCAGATAGCTCACAAATATGAAAGTCCTGATCCAAGCCACACGGTCTGAGACCTTCGAGCACTCGTCAGCCTTAGGCCCCAGCGCACTCGCCCAAATCTTAAACGCCTTCTGCCTACGGCGCATAAATCGATCAAGTCTCAACTAAGTCTATCGACCTTAAAATTATCGAATATCCAGCTCGCCATCTTCGTCCCAAGTCATGCTGTGCATAAGTTGGTAGTTAGGTTCTTTCATGTGCCGTGTGGCTACAGGTGTCCCAGCACGGTTTGTATGAGCTCTAGGAGACAAAGCCAACAGCTTGCCAAATTGCGTCGTGATTCGATCAAACGCTTTACAGGGATCCCCCACAGCTTCCTTGCGTGTCCTTTACTCTAGTAAGCCTTGCGCCGCAGGGGATCTCAGCTTTGTAAAAACATTACGTATTTACACACCACCCAAGGGGTAGCCCTGCTTCCTGAGGTTCCTGCGAGCGCGATCAATCTTGCCGCTTTCTCGAAGCTGCTGAATAAAGTCAGCCAACTGAGCAAAAGACTCAGGAGACTCAGGACCGCCTACATCAACGTCAGCAGGGGCGACTCCTTTAAAAGGAACATAGCCAGCAACTAGTCCACGATCAAGCATAAACAGATCTAAAAATGTTTTAGCTGCACGATCTGCGTCTTCGATTTTCCTTATAAAGTCAGGGCCGAGAGAATCTACGGAAGCAGTACGAGGGATTTCACTAATTCCATAATCTGTAGGGGTATCGGCAATAATCCCACCACCGCTACCGGGACCACGTCGACGAGCCCTATCAAGGAGATCAATCTCCATGGTGTACTTATCTTCAGGGCGAAAAACTAGATCTCTAGTACTGTAAGAATCTTCGCCAGGCCGAAAAACAAGGTCCCTCAACATGCTGCTCTTCGGCAATAAACCTCAATCTATTTTAGAGCCTCCTAAAGGAGTTAAACGCTCCATAGTAGTTATTTTGCTGCTGTGGGCCGTAGGCTTTGTGATTATGTACTTAGACAATATCTGCCTACAAGTCATTCGCTTCAAGAATTACTGCTGCAACAACAAGCATCAGTAAAACAAAAAGAGTGCCAATCAAAAAGATGACTGGCCAAACCACAGAGGTCATTAAGCAGGCTCCGGCAACAATCCGCGCTTCTCAGCTAAGCGGTATGCAAGATCCGGATGTGCTTCGACCCAAGTCATCAGAGCTTCGGGGGACATGCCTTCAACAGCTCCACCCTCATAAAGACGGCGCTGAAGCTCGCCACCTTTAGCCATCTCAGCTCCCAGAACACGCTGGCGCGCATAGAGTTGGGCTAATTCGTTCATAGCCTGCGGCTGAGCCTGCGCTTGAGGCTGAGGTGTTGGAGAGGCAGGAACCTCACGAGTCACAGGAGGGCGCCGTTCTTCAACAGGACGTCGAGATGCCGGGGGTGTTGCATCACGTCGTGGCTGTACATCCTGGGTCTCAGCATTTGCAACCCTAGGACTAAACCTATCAATACGATACTCACCCATTAATACTGTGCCGTCGTCGTACCTTACAGGACGCGGAGGGCCGTAATCGTCAGCAATATACACACCAGGAGGGCGTCGGTCTATAGCTTGCTCAAAAGCTTGCTGCTTAGCCACACGGGAAACCATGTCCTCGCGAGAGTTATAACCAAGACGTTGCCAGTTGCTATACGGATCGTCCGATTGGGGAGTACTTCCGGCAAGACTTGCTGTGATATTAAGCGGACCAGAAGCAAGGTATAATCCAGTATCTATAATCTTTTTAACAGGATTCTCTTTTGGCAAGAATTCACTAGCGACAATTCCTGCGATTTCCGGCCTGAAACCAATAGTAGGTCGCACATAGCTACTACCTAAAGCCCGACCAGCTAAACGAACTGGTGCAGACTGAGTAACTGCCTGAACAGCTTGAGAAGTTTTAGCGGTTAGTGCTCTTTTAAGATCCTCAAGCCAGCTCACTTTTAATCAAACTATCTCTCAGCAATAATTATAAGCGGGTTATAAGGCTAATAAAAAAGGGGGCGTAACCCCCCTGAAGACCTTATCCTCCGTCCCCTCGTAGGAGACATTTGTACGATAACAACTCAGAAGCCAGAGGCAAGAGGCAGTTACACAGGTTAATAAAAACCAAGGTGAGCTCAAAACTCAGCTAGAGAGATCGTGCTGACTCAAGTGAACTAGCGACCACCGCGAAGGTAATTACCGGGTGCCGAATGGCCTCCGCGAACATTCTTTTGGAAGATTTGATTCCCAATCCGTACATCAGCTCGCTGAAGAGCCGAAGCATCTACACCAGTTCCGCGCCGCCTTGCAATCTCCTCAGCCACGGCTTGCCTATTGATAGGCATACCCATGCGCAGAGCTAATGCGGGGTTCGCAGAAATATCATAATTGGACGTTACCGTCTCAGATCCAGCCTTACTCAGGGGATCGAAATTGGGATTGCGCTGAGTCTGGAACGCTGTAGCCCACTCGTTATAGCTACTAGGTGTCAACTTACCGGAGAAAGTAAATTGAGGATTGTTGATGGTGCCGCCACCAGTTACATATTCAGGCATCATGCTGCCTGTAACACCACCGGCGGTTGTAGTTTGCCCAAACTGTTCAGGATTAGGATGAGGCATAAGGTAGCGCTTCATACCCATTGAAGCGATACGTGCAGTATTTCTAGCCATCGCTTCGGACACTTCGTGCATCTTGCCTTTAAACGATCCATAGCCACGATTATCCTGCACATAAAATTTGCCATCACGCTGCTCGATTTTTGGCATAAAGCCCGCGTAGGACCCGTAAGGATCCAAGATAGTCTTGCCTTCAGCGGTTTTACCGAAGCCAATATCTCCTAAATCACCGACCATCGAACCGCCTGCAGGAGCACTGGCGGCATTTGTGCCAGCTTCCATCATGGTGGTGGGGTTAATCTCCTGGAATCCAGTAGAAGTTCCAGTAGATGCGGTATCAGGATTCGTTTTAACGGGAGTAAAACCCTGTAGATACTGGCTTAAAAAATCCTGTGGGCTGCTTGAAGAGCCAAAACCCCTACGAGAACGCTTGAAACCTGCAGAAGAAGGAGTTTGGGCCACAACACTTAAGTATTTAACACCATTATAAACAACAATTTAATTGGTAAATCGCGAGGGACGGAATCGAACCGCCCGTTTCTGAGCTATCTGCTCAGCGTTCTTCCTCTTGAACTACTCACGCAGCCCGATACCAGTGGTAGAGCGGGAACTTTTTCACTTTAGCGTGGTGTTCTCGTGCGAATAACGAGGATCGATTTCCACGCCGCGATAGACACACCGGGGGCTTGCTTCACGGGTCGCTTTTTGCCACTCAAGCACCTCTTTCTGGTGCTCAACAGTGTCATACTGTTTGCCGCGATACGTTAAAACAGTCATGGGTAGCCTGTAACTCCCTACATTGTAAGATTTGGTAGCGATTGATACTGTATTACTGCTATACAAAACACACATTTAATTGTTGAGCCCACACTTCAGCCGTAGAATTTACGTGTACTCTGCATTCCTCCCGTGGCAAGGGAGTGGAACACGCCCGTCCGCGAGCCGTGGAACGGGATGATCAAAGCATCATTGGATGCGGTAGATCGCCACAACGACCATTATTTAAAGACAAATAACTATAAACACCTTGTAGCCGCACATTACTTAAGGCAGTACGTAGCTTACGTAAAAGATATGATAATTGAGATAGAACTAACTCAAAACTAACGACCAAATAGTAACTCAGACAGGCCAAACTCACCTTTGCGTGGGTTAAAACGCTCTTTTGCAAGGTCCATACGACGTTGCAGCTCGCTCCGAGTCTGGTTTTTGTACATTTGCTGCTTTTGAGCCGCCGTTAATGGCTTGATTTCAGCCACGAGTGGCTTTGCGCCTTGTGTCACGGGCGCCGAAATGCCAGTTCGAGGCGCAGTTCCGAGGAATTGACGCACTTTAGGCACGATACCTTCGCCAGTTTCCTGCCGAACCACTTCATTCAGCGCCCGAGCACCAGCAGTTCCGACCATCCCTGCACCAATTCCAGGTGCAAAAGGAGCTGCAACCGGCGTAGACAGCAACATTGCAGCACCAGCAGCAGTAGGTAAGCTTTGTGCAAACTCCTGCGCCATTTGTTTGCCCATAGCCACGGGGCCTTGAGCATATCCAGTGCGGATAGCTTCGGGGCTTGGGATTAAATCAGCTGCGCCAGGAAGGAGTGAGGAAGGGACGCGGCGGATATTAGACAAAGCCTCAGCACCCCCACCTAGTACTGCACCAAAGACAGGATCTACGCCGTAATAACGCGGAGTAGCAGAAGCGGGTAACGCAGGCTGGAACACAGAAGCATCTCCAGCGTCACGAATAGCAACAATACCTCTTAGTGGTACTTCAGTGCGTTCTAATTGAATTGGTATAGCTTGTCCTTTATCATCAACATAAGACACCTGTGTACCAGTTTTGCTTACAGGACCAAAACCAGCTGAGGTGTAAGCTAAACCACGCAGGTTAGGAAGTTGGCTATTTGCGTCAACAAAAGGTTGCAGCCTACGCAAGGTACTGCTTTCTTCTTTTGTCTTGCCCTCCTCGACTCGTTTATCTAAAAGATCACTAGAACTGAGTGGACTATTAGTAACTACTGTCCCCGGACGCAAGCCACTAAATGCTGTATCTGCGACAAATCCAGATACAGGGTTAACAAGCTCGGGAGGTAAAACCTTTGCACCATAACCAGTATCTCTGTAGCCAGGCTCTCTCGTGGAAAAACTTACGCTTGTGTTGGCCGTAACAGGATAATCAGCTAGAAAACGCAAGGCATTCTTAGATACTTCAGAGCCAAGGAGATTCTTATCTACCTCCATTAATGAAATATCGCTAGGCACATATCTACTGACATCAACTGCATAAGCGTCAGGATCGTCAAACGAAGCTAAAGACACTTCTCTAGTGTCTGGGTCTAAGTAAAAAGCTCCTTGACTACCGGTTCCACCTTGAGTTCTACGTAAACCAGGATACGTCTGAGCCAGCCGTTTTCTATCTTCAGCGTCTAATTGGTCATAGAGATCATTAAATTCTTTTGCTCGTTGGTTAATCCTCTTGATTAAAGGGTTGTCTTGTACAGACACGTAGCCACCGCCGCCGATTACAGGGCGATTTTCACGAAAAGCCGAGGTCTCGATTCGGTCCAGATCTGCAGGGTCTTGAAGGATGTTCCGTAAAAACTCACGTGCGCCTGCCTGCAGATCCGTTTCTCCACTGGTGTAGTCTGCCTCTGCTATCCTCAAAGCGTTGGCAACATCCGAGACGGCAAAAGCCTCGCCTGCAAGAGAATCAGACTCGGACAAAATTTGGTTATAAAGAGCGGCACGATCCTCGGGAGAGGAGAACACTTGCTCTTTGTCTACATAGCTCAAATAAGGCTCAAACCCTGCCTTACGTACACGAGACGCCTTACCTTTTAGCTCAGGTTCTGCAAGAAGAACCTTATCGAGTTCTGGATACTTAGTAAGAAGATCATCAAAAGCCTCAACAGTTCTTTGACTACGTAATTTCTCTAACTCATCATTAATATCTTCGACCTGACTAAAAAGTCCAGGAATACCTGGCTGAAAGCCGGCAGAACCAAGTCCCCGGTAAGAAATAGGTTCAGGGAGTTGAACCGGTACAGTTACAGGAGTGCCGCGAAGACGATTGAGAGCTTCTCGGTCTGCCTCTTCTATACGTTGTAAGTTAGTTCTTTCGCTATTTTGACGTTGTTGCTCTGCATACGCATTTTGAACACCGTAATCACCTAGAACCTCTCTAACTTGAGGGAGAATCTGAGATTCGAAAAATTCCCTAGGGCTTACCGGACGCGCAGGAGCAAGGTTAGGAGACCACGCCTGGGTAGGTCTAGGAGTAACAGGCTGAGCTGTTGCCGGAACAACATCCTCCGTTGAAGGATCGCCGAATACGTCGCCAGGTTCTATAGGTTGCGGTTGACCAGCAACACCCTCCGCTAAGGGCTCCTCGAATACAGTGCCGGGTGCAAATTGCCGTTGACGAGCAATACGATCCTGAAGTCCAGGAACCTTATATCCGTACGAGTTCATGCAGCTAAAAGCCCTGAAACTATCCTAAAACAAAAAATAAGAGCCGACCGCTTGACAGACCCGCGCGACACTGTATACTGGTCGTGTGCCCACATAAACACTGTATTACATGTCAAACGCCATGATGTCCATCAAAATCTACAAACACTGCGACACCTGGGCCTTCACGGATTTATCCAAAGGTCTCAGAGACGAGCCTTTCGTCTGTGGAATCCCGGAAATTATCAATTACTTCATCGAAAACTTTAGCGATCCTTCTAAAGAAACGCACAGAATTATATTTTCAGCACGAAATTTCCCGCATTCACATGGAAAACTCGTAAAAACCGAGATGGAGTCCGGAGGAGCATGGTATTCCTACGAAAACTCTATGAAAGGCTGGCTTTGCCCCGCAACATTGGAGTTTTTTGAAGAACATCCAGACGAACTGTACGTAAGGTTTGAGTAGAAAAAGGTAAAACAGAAAATTTTTCACCAATCGCTCCCACGCGGGGCGATTTTTTGTATCTGTATGGGGGTCGCGAGGATCGAACTCGCCTGAAATCGATTATGAGTCGACCGCTTTCACCAGATAGCTAGACCCCCGTGCCTGCCACTATACTGACAATGGACCTTTTGGGGTCAGTTTACTCCGCCGAAAACCATAGGTATCTCGCCCGCGTCGTCGCGCGAGCTCTATATATAAAAAAAAGGCCGAATTGCGGGCAGATTGCGCCCACTATGTAACACAAACCTCGCGCGTGCGCGTATGCGCGTGCGTGTGTGCGTGTATGCGCGTGCGTGTACGCGTGTGCATGATGCGCGCGTGGGCGGGGGTGCGCGTTTTTCTACGCGCGTGTGCGCATGGCGTGCGCGCTTCCTCTCCCTGCTGACTGAGCTTACCGAGCTCACCTAGTGTGCCAATCTGCAATCCGGTTGCAAGGGGTTGACCTAGTGCGCCGTGGTGTGATCTCATTAAGGGGTCGAAGGGCGAGAGCCCGATCGGCAGAACCTGGACAACCTGCAGCCCACGCGTCGCCACCCGGTACGATCCCGGCGGTTGATCAGCCAAGCCCTGCGAACCTACGCGTTCCCGCTTGTGCCGATCGCCAAACCGTCACTCCATCGTTCCGACAGGCTCCGCACCATGCTGTAGGATTCCAGCAACGGGCCGAGAGGCTCGACGACATAGCAGCTCAGCCATCGCTCAGCTGGCCGCAGACGGAACGTCGCCATAAGTAGGCTCCCCAGGGAGCCGAGACGGCGAGACGACGGACTGTAGGCTAGGTGTTCCGACAGGCTGCGGACTGATCCCCCTGAGGCTAGTAGCCATAGGTGCGGCCGCCGAACCATTCAAGGCCCGCATCAGCACTAGAATCTCCCGCCCACCCGGCGATGGCCAGCGCGTCACGCTAAGGGAAGCTCGGAGCTAGTGTCTCGCCCGGAAGGCCCTTAGTCCGCTGCTGTAGGTTTTTAACTTCCTACAGTTGTGCTGAGTTACAATCGCCATACTCTGACGACAGGCAAGCCGGGTGGGACCCGTGAGAAGTCCAGGGATCGAGCGTGGTGAGAAGTAACGCAATACCTAAACACTTTTTATCCGCAGGGATGTTGTGTCCGAGTACCTGCATCAAACACAGGTACGCTGGCACAAGCCGCAGGAAGTTATCTTCTACGGTCATCATCCCGGCGGGGCACAATTTAATAGCTTTTGTGCGCATTATGTGCGCCATAACTGACTTTAATTTGGGGTCAGTTTCCCGGATTCACTCTTTAGTGGGGCCTGGTATTACCTACCGGGCTCTACTTAGGGGTGTGTTTGTTTGTATCCGTGATCACGTTTGATCATGGTGCAAAGTTTCGTTTCTGCTTTTATGTCTGACGCTCTCCCTGTGCGCTATAGTGCACACTGAGGGCCTCTACCCTCACCTTTTACTACAGTTTCACAGGTGTATTTAAACATGACTGAACTGACAATCAAGACCAACAATCAGCCACCCCCGCTGTTCAATCCCTGCGAACTTTCGCAGTCTCAGCGTGCCAAACTGCGCCGCCAATTTGATTGGATGAGCGACGATGAGTTTGACCATAATTGTTCATTCTTTCTCTATCGCGGTTGGTATTACAACCTCTCTGACTTCCTGACTAACACTAACCCTGACGGTATGTTTAAGGGTTGGCACGGTATCGCTAGCGATTCCTATTTCACAGGAACGCTAGTCAAACTGTGCGGCAACGATGTTATCGTCGGCCGTTATTCTTCCTGATTACTGTAACTAACACCAACAACATCACAACACCATGAACAACCTACGCTCAACCACGCTGCGTACAGCTCTTGTTGACTACCGAGCAGAACTTATCCGCATGATGGTTAAGTATCCAATGACTTTTTGCGGCAATAAAGAGATCATTAAAGAGATTGATGATGTTCTGCTTTCTATTGAGGGCAACATCACAACAGTCTGTGTAACCCCGAATACCTGTAACGCCAACATTTGATCATGAACTACACTTACACTCCTGCACATTTCCCCAACAATGTCAGTTGGTATCGCGAACTTGTGCACCTTGATGGTGAACTTGTCGGCGAGATTAGTGAACCAACCGACTCTACTTCCGCACGCAGAATCTATCGCGTCGGTAAGTACGTTCCCTTTCAAGTTGCCGATGGTTATGTAGATCTTGTCAGTCTCGTGGCAAGGTTCGACACAGTATCTGAGTGCAAAGACTTTATCAACAACGGAGGTATCAAATGAACATGCAATCTCGTTTGGATGAACTTTCTGCCCAGCTCGATGTACTAGCCACGCGGAAGCTTAACGCTCGCAAGAATCAACAATGGGATCTTGTGGACGCTTTGTATCAGCAGGAGTGGCTACTTGATCAAGAACATTACAAGATCAAGCAACAGTTACAGTTCCAAGCTGACATGCAAGCTATGGACGATTGGTATGACGACGACAAGAATCGCGACGCATACAACGAACGTATTGTCTCTATGTATCTTGATTGATCATGAACATGCAACCTATTCCTAACTTCAACTTCATTAATCGTCGCGAGGTTGAGTTCACTCTTGCTGCGCTTAATCGACTCGCACAATCTGGCGAGATTGATCCCATAGAGCAAGACGAGTTCTATAACTTCCTTGACGCTTTCCAAACATTCGCCCTGCAAATCTGATCACAATGGCTTACACAATCGACACAGTTGCTGCACGCGAACTAGAAGTGTACGCAGTCAACTTCTCAGACTCTCACTACAACACAGTGGGCAAGACTCTATCTAAGTTCTACAAGCAAGGTACATTTAGTCTCGACCGGGCTATTGCTTACGTTGAGCGCTATCTGTTAGTGCCAGCCGCTAAAGATTACCAACGCGAACACGGTTCTATGACAACAGCATGGAACACAATGTTTCCCAAACCTGAGCGACTTGTGGCCGCAGAATCTATCGCCCACAGCTTCGTTTCTGAGTTCCGTCTTGGTAACTTCTGGTGACAACTAACAACATCGACGACAACTACATCATCATGGATGATCTCATCAACAGGCAATTCACCCTACAACGTGATGTTCTAGCCAGCTGGAATGAACTGCACAAGATGAAGCTCAAGCACGAAGCTTTGCTATCCGAACTGCATAAGATTCGTGAGCAGATTAAGTATGAATCTGAGCCATCTTTGTTTGATCAAATGTTTGGCGAACTAGAACCTAACCGCTAACGCGGTGCGCCCAATCACACAATACCAACAACATCATGGAAACCTCAAAGCGTCAACAACTCACCTCTGACTACATTGATCGTGTACTCGATAACATGAGCACAAAAGATCTCGTGCGCATTGTATGGGAGCAACTCGAAGAGAATCTCGAAGGCTATTCAGACGAAGAGTTAGTTAGTGAGATTCAAGACTATTATCCTGAACTCCTAGACTGACAACTCACACAATACCAACAACATCACCATGAAACTTTCCGTCTTTGATCTTCACCGTGGCTGCACAGAATACGTAGAGCTGCCATCAGGTAGGTGCGTTAATGTCCACGTTGCTCGCTTAGCTAACACCACAGAGGTTCACGTTCAAGCTAACAACGAACAGTGGCCGCAAGAATACAGCGACACGTTTCTACATTGCAAGCGTTGTGTGAATGTGTTTCACAGTGCATCGAAGTCACTAACTCACGAAGACATTGAGTATCTGCAGGATCGCTACTTCCGCCCTTACGAAGAACTTACCTTTGCTTGATTATGTTTAAGCAACTCAAAGTAGATCTAACAGTCTCCGCTGAACAACTCGAACTCTTGCACTTTCTTCTATGCAACGATCGCATGAGATTGTTTCGAGACAACCCAGACTCATTCAACAATCCTGGATCTTACGCAGAACAGATAGAACAACTGTGGGCTTTAGTAACACACACTCGTGACAACAACTTAACTACATCTAATGAGCGGGAGGATTGACCTTGCCTGAGTTCACTGTTGTTCTTAATGATCACCACTCGTTTGACATCTTCATCGACGGCGAGCGTTGTTACTTTGACTTCACTCCTGATGATCTCAAAGCGTTCAGCATAGCTTTCGCTCTTACACACGAATCTGAAGACTAATTATGTACTACATCCAACGCCGTTCAATCAACCACAACTACTTAGAAACTGTGGATGAGTTCGAGTCTCACAAGGAGGCTAAAGCCACGCTGCATGAGTATCAAATCTGTGATTACTCAGCTGATTACTACATAAGCTCACGTTGCTGCAAAGCATGGAGGGATTCATGAAGCTAACTATTGAATACGAAGTAACAACATCGTTCAGAATCACCATCGAGCGTGACGCAATCCCAGAAAGTCACGATGCTTTGCTTGACTCAGTAACTCGTGATGAACTAGCTGAAGCTCCTATGGAAGTTAATGAGATTGAGTGGGGTCACATTAAAGAAGCGTGGCGATCTTCAAGCCCCGAGACTACTTACGTCTTTGACGAGAACAACGATGTTCTTTTCCCATGAAACAATCAGCCAACCTAGTCCGTGAACAAACTAGAGCAACAGATCTGTGGACACTACTGCACGATGCTGAGCAACTTGTAGTTAATCACGAGTATCTCCACGCTCGTATGCACCAACGTCTGCAGGATCTTATGAATGTCGTTGAGTCTTATCAAGAAGCGATTGAGCTAAAGCTTGAGCAAGACAATCTAGACAGCGACTACCTAACCTAACCCGCTAACGCGGGGCCAACTCACACAATCACTTCAACAACACAATGTCTTTCACACAACACTGCGCAATCGCTACCTGCAGCATTAACAACGTGCTCGACGTTAATGATCTCTGCTCTAATCTTTATGACTACTTGACTAACCACGAAGACGAGATCCCCGAAGCTCTGCAGGATTGTGCTTCCTTCGAAGAGTTTGCTGATCAAGTCTCAAACTATGTAGAACTTGTCGGCGACAAGCTCACAGTGACAATGGACACGGAAGAGATCAATAGCGACAACGAGATCTTTGACTTCATCACTGATCACTACGCTTGCCTGATGACAAGTAAGTTTATGAAGATCGTGTGGACTTCATACGATAGTCGCGCAGGTATCTCTGCTGATTGCACTTACTACGACAACAGCAACAAACTAATCGACATCGAAGCGATCCTCAATGCCCGCTGAAGCGGGGCCGACTCACACAGAGCCTTGACTGTTCCGACAGGCATGGTATAGTGTGAGGGCCTCTCTTCTCATCACATCTTCTACGGTCATCATTTCGCATCATGGCAAATCACATCCCTTACGATCTTTACACCTTGAGCTGGCACTCTCTTGCGTATCACTCTCTCGCTCGCTTTAAGCAAATCGTGCGGAACGATTGCACGATTCCCGCAGATGTAATCGAACAGATCGAAGACAACATCATCCCCGCACTTGAGTATCTCGAAGGGTGGGAACCTACAGATGACATGATTCAAGCTCACATCGACTCACACGGGATGATCTGATGATTCAAATTGTCGTTGACGATGAGTATGGCGCACCGTTCGCCATTGATACCTTCCTAACCATTGAGGATGCTCGTCACGCTCTAAATGAGCTGGAGTGCTCTCTTGAAGATTGCATGACACCAGCGCGTGCGCATCGCTTAATGCAGGCAATCGACCAGCTTAAACAATCCATTGCAGACCATGAAGATGGTGACGATTAACACCAACGAAGGTGCTTTCAAGATCCCTACTAAATGGATGGGAGAAGCCTTAGCTGTCCACCGCCCGGTTGTTGGTTTCGGTGGCAAACTCAGCAAGGAGAAATGCACCTGGACAATCACTCACATTGAGTCAGGGATGACTGCCGGCAGGTATAACGGCCCCATGCAAGAAGCAATCAAACTAGCTAAAGCTTGGGATCTCACGTTCAGAGATGAACTACCTGGCCCGGATCCTGATGCGAAAGCTTGGATACGTAAAGACCAATGGCTAAATCAAATCCGCAAATTCAGTCCAATCGCTTCACCTAATTCGTTTGAGGCTGTGGTGAACCACTACACAAGCGATGATTAACTTCTTCTGCTCAACAATTACCTGTGTACAAATGTACACCGGAGTATCACCAACTTATACACAAACACCAAACAACTACTCAGCAGTTACCCAATCAAGCGTTATTACTTGTACTAAATCAGGCCCTCAATACGCCTGCTCAAGTGCACGAAGCGCTTCATCAAGCGCATCTTCAGGAGCTCGGCCAACCATAGACGGCTTCCTTGACTGGTAGCCGACATAAATAGAGGGATCCATACCAGCAGATCCTCTGAAGATCAGCGGCGAATCAGCTCGCTGAATCTCTACCTCACCACGCGGAGTTATCGTGATCCTGCCGGTTTCATCCTGAAGCATCCCTTTCAGCAAGAGATTCTTCAGAGCTTCTCCTTCAGGAGGTAAGGTAACTTCCCCAGCCTTACGGACAAACTCACCGATTAACTGATTACTTACGTCCACTTAAAAACGCCAACCTCTCAACAGTTTACGTCATGAGAACCATCGAAAAGAAGATGCTCAGCGCAATCATCGAGCGAAAGAATTTCAGCTTGGATAACACTCGCGTTGATTGCATTTATCTCCCACATCCTGCGGACTCTGAAGATCGAATCATCGACCGCTGCAATGTTTATCTGCACGGCAATCTGATTGCCACGGTGACTCCTGACGACGTAACAGTAAACAACTGTGGGTGGCGGACTAATACAACTAAGTCTCGCCTGCACGTTATCTTGCGTGAGTTCTGCGGTGCCTGTGTATCACAAACTAATTTCGAGTGGTTTCTGACTACGCAAAGCGATGTCATCCACATGATGGACAAACAGGATTACACTGTTAGCCGCGTTCCAATGCACTGATGCCTCTGCCTAATCTGCGAACTAACCAACGTAACCTTATACGTTTGGTAGCACAACACGAACACCGCTATCCTGACGAACCTTGCTACCTCGGCAAAGTCACAGCAAGTAGGCAGAACGTCTTTCTAAAAGCTGTTGCTTCACTGGAAGAACGGAAACTTGTGGAAATCGACCGCACAAGTAACAACTTCAGAGCCTGGACAATTAAGCTTCTAGTTCCTCTCGAAGATGTAATCCCTCAGTCTCTCAACTAACCATGAAACTCCTTACTTCCTTACTCCTTACTTCTTTCGCTTCCCTTCTTATCGCCACGCCGGCTAAAGCTCAGTGGGCGATGACTTGCACTCGTGAGTACAACAGCTCAGTAAATCTTCGTACTCAACCATCAACACGAGCAACAGTAATTGCTTCGATCCCAAACGAAAGCTACCTGCGTGCACTTACGTGGGTGTGGGGCGGAGACAAACTGCGCTGGTGGAAGGTTGAGTACAACGGCCTAGTTGGCTGGATGCGCAGCGATTACCTCTGCAGATAAACAACCAAACTCATCAACGATTATGTTTCGCAAACTAGGTTGGGTAGCTGTAGGCGTAGGCGCCTTCTTCGTTGCCTCTATTTGTGTGAGTCTCGGGGGCATGGTCATCTCGGCTTTGATACCCGGAGCTTCTAAAGACGAGCCAGGCAAGCTAGAGGCAGACCCACAACAGCAATCTAAAGCTGAGTGGCTCCAACAACTAGAAGGGGGTGGCCCAGCTAAGACTCAAGAGACTAAGACCGAAACTCAACAGAAGACAACATCAGAACCAACTCAACAACCAGCACCGGAGGTAGCGGCTGATTCAGCTCCCATGTTTCAACCAGCTAATACGGCTCCTGCTTCAGCTCCCCCAGCACCTAAGGTAGGACCGGGCAACTTTGACTCACCCTCACCCTACCAAGCTCCTCCAGTTATCCAGTCAGGCCCTGGCAACATGTAACTAACTGATGAACCTCAAAATGTACGCTTTAGTTGGCACCGTCAGTGGTCTCGCGCTGGCGCTAGGTGTTCACCACGGGCAACAGTTTTTCAAATCGAGAGCAGAAGTCAGCGAGTATCACCAACAGATGATGCTTGCAACAGAACAACCCTTAGAGTTGGGCGACAACCCAGCTCGAATCTATCCCGATGGTGGGCTACCTCTGGATGCTACACCTGAGCCAGGTTATGAAAGCGAGCCAGGATCATTACGCCCGTCCATACAGTTCACAGATCAACCTCCGCCGCTTCCTCCACTATCTAACACACCGTTCCTCGTTCTTAAGAAATCAGCGCAAACGATCAAAGCAACTAAAGATCCTATTTGGACGCTCCAACTGATCAGTAAGGATGGCACTGTCCTAGATAGCCTTCAGGCTGTGACGGGTAGAGCGTCCCGACAAGCAGTTAGTCGTCACGTCTCAGGTACAAAAGCACCTTTACCTGTAGGAACTTATCGGATCGACCGAGCTGGGATCGAGCGAGGCCCCTTCAGTGACCCTGAACTAGGTCGCGGCTACTGGATTCCCATCACTCCCCTGTTTTCCACGGGGCGATCTGATCTTGGCTTTCACGTTGACCCCTCATGGGGCAAGCTAAACGGAGAGTCAGGAACCAGCGGGTGCATCGGCCTTGAGAACGTTGATGCGACAGTGAAACTGGTTACCTGGATCAAGCACTTCAACGTATCTAAACTGATTGTTCAATCATGACACGCAGCATTTACAAGAAGTTTCAAATCCTTGCTCTGACTTTCTCAGCATCAGTTCTTCTGAGTGCAGTAATGCGCGGAGGTACTGTTTCTAAAAGTCACTCCATGCAGTGCCCTGTAGCACCCAATGGTAAGCTCTACCTAGCTCCGGGGTGCTAGTGACATCACCAATCACAGTTGTATTGCATTCACAGATTAGCAACAAACACATCACCTATACGAACTTAAGTCCCTCCGCTCTGCTCGCTCTAGTCAAGGGAAGCAAAAGCAAACAAGCCAAAGAGTTAGCAAACCGACTCATCCCTGTCTTGGAAGATCTCGCCAAGTAGACTTTCCTCTTACTTCTCCCTCCATGAAGCTTCTTACCGATCTCATTCTGATCTCATTCAGCGTCATCTGTTTAAGCTCTGTGGCTGCCCACGCGCATCACAACGGTCATCACCCTGAAATCACCCAAGACCAATGTCAGAAGTAAGCTTCACTAAAGACGAGATCCTCACTCTCCGTCGCGCCCTCAACGCACTAGTCACTCGGCAAGAACTCAACTTGCTGTCGGCTTCGGAACCTATGAAGCGAGAGATCAGGGAGACTCTCTCGAACTTACATGATCTTGACATTAAATTACTACAGCTAAAACCTCAATGCTCTCACGCGTTATAGAACCCTTCGCTCGTTACAATCCACGCGAAGTTTCCTGTACTACATTTCTTATCTTTCTTGCTGTCGGGGAGTCTCACGAGGGACTCCTTCAGACAGACCTAGCTCGCAAGCTCAACATCCCGAAGTCAAGCGTTAGTCGAAACTGTAGCTTGTTGGATACACAAACTCAGAAGGGTGAACCTGGCATGGGCCTGGTGACCCGAGAGCCCTGGCACGCAGACCAAAGAGTCAAGCTTGTAAAACTTACAGCTAAAGGTCGTGAATTGTTTGATGAAATTCACAGCCGCTTAGGTTAATCTCACTGGAGTCTCTTGATGTCTGTGGTCTTACCTGACTGGCGGATCAAATCTCTATGCGAAGAAGGGATGATCACTCCCTTTGATCCCACGCTGGTCAACCCAGCAAGTTTAGATGTGACTCTCGGCACTAACCTTTACGTCGAGACGGAGAAAGGTGGGCTCCTGCCTAAGGACATCTCGGAGAACACGAGAAATAACCCTTATCTCCTGATGCCTAATGAGTTTGTCTTAGCTGAGACGTCGGAAGTATTTAACATCCCTGACTTCATTAGCGCACAGTTTGTGCTTAAGTCTTCTCTCGCTCGCGCAGGCTTGGAACATCTTCTTGCCGGCTACATCGATCCAGGCTTTCACGATTCTGTTTTAACTCTTGAGTTCAAGAACGCTAAACAATTCAGTCCCTTTCCGATGTGGCCCGGTATGCGCTGTGGTCAGATCGTGTTCACTGAGATGACTGATGTTCCTCAAGCTAGCTACAGGTACACTGGTCGATACAATCATGATGCAAAGGTAAGCAGATCGAAAGGTATTCTGTAACTCACTGGATCTCATACGAGATCCTTTGAGTCTTAGGTGAGAAAGATAAAAGTATTTAAGTGTGTCTAAGTTTGTTGCTAATCTTACTTATAGAAAAAGTTTTCTTATTAAGAAAAGTTGCACTTACTAGCTCAGGGTATGCACAGGATAAATACCTGGAGAGGGGTTGACACTGTGCTTTGAACGATGTACATTGCTCTGCATGGGCGGCACCGGCCCCAAACGTGGTGCGGAACCATCGCATAACATCACATGACTAAGATCACTACACAAGCTTTAGTTAATCAAGGACGCATCAGTGCTGAGCGTTATGACTCCTGCGACACAGCTTTAACTGAGTTGAATGACAGCTTTGGCGTCGAGTACGAAGCATCAAAAAGCAACCTGAACTCGATGCTTTGGCAGGCAGACACAAACGAGATTGATCTCTCAGTATTCCAAGGAGAAGATTCTCTTTTTAAGTTTCCTGAGTTCAAAACCAACATCGTGGTGAGGATTGATCGCATCCCCACGCCGCATCAAAAGATCGACAAGCTCGATGACAAGATCGCTGATCTAGAGCTCAAGCTCAAGCTTGCCAAGGCTGAGCGCAAGGCACTGATCGAGCAGCTAATTCTCAAGGGTCAGGTCGATCTTCTGACTGACAAAATCACCGCCGTCTTCCGTCGCCTCAAGTGATCATGAACACCGACAAGATCTTTTTGCTTCACTGCTCTGTTAGTGCTTCAGTTCGGCAGAGCACGCAGATCAAGATGGCTGATCTTCAGCTGCCAAACTCTGTGATCGACGTTCTTGAGAAGCAGCAATCCGTTTCTGTGCGGCCCACTCTTTCAGGCAAACTAAAAGATTTCCTGAACCTGCTGCGTATAGAACAACGGAAGTTGTATGACGAATGCACAATCCATAATGGTGATGTGCACTTCCTCCACGAGGATTACTTTGAGGAAGCTATGGAGCGCATCGCCAAGATTCGTTCTGATGCCAACTCTTACAACGAGCAACTCAATGAACTGTGGTTGCAGGAATACACTAGGTGGAGCAACACTGTTGAAGGATTTCTTGAGCCTCTCTTCCGTGATGACCCTGAAGGTTTCAAGCTGGCGAAGGAAGCTTATTTAACTATCTTTCCTACCAAGCAGGAGTTTGAGAATCCGATTCAGGTGTTCGTGGTCGGGCCGAATCCTGTAAGCATGGTTGTCTCTGAGAGCAAAGAAGAGCACTCAATCTCATCTGCGATCCAAGAAGCTGCGATCTTCAACACCACGCAAGTGTTGGAAGCTGCTCGTGAAAGCGCAGCCGATCGAGCACTAGCTAAAGCGGCCGAGCTTATTGATGATCTCGATGTTCGTGTGTCCAGCAAGGTGGGTGAACGTCAGACCGGCGGCACCAAGCGCCGAGGATCTTGGCAGATCACTGCAGAAACTTTGCAGCTAATCACCAGACACTGCCCTGGCTTTGAGAATCTCTCAAAGCTATCAGACGATCTACTTGAGGTTGGTGTACGTCTTCAATCCGAATCCGCCAAGATAAAGAATCAGGCGTTTAAGGATTACACGGACATCAAGGCAGAGATCCGGAGTGAGCTACAAGCAATTGTAGACTCGCGAAGTTCTTCTAATGGCTTGGAGTCTCTTAAAAGATCCTTGGCACTCTCGGGCACGTACCGAGATTTGCTTGGCAAGATCACCAGCGCTGAAAACCAGGAGCAGCTCGATGAGCTTTACCACGAGCTTCAGATTGAAAAAGATGTGTATCACCAGCGAGCCAAGCACCTACAAACGTTGTTCGATCAGCGTCTTGAACTTGTTAAAGCTCAAGCCGTGGGCCTGGACGACTTGATTGATGAAGTTAAATCAATTGAAGCGGAGACTACGGATGACCTTGACTTCTAGATTCAGTCTTAAAGATCTTGTTTTTCTACGCGTCAACAACAGTCTAAGTAAAGGCTATAGATCTCGAAAACGAGATCGTTTAAAGAAACTACTCAACTGCATCTTCACTATCTTCGACTAATGAACGACAAACTTTTTGCTCAGCTTCAGAACTTTCGCTCCAGCCTCAACACTGTTTTTCTTGAGCGTGAAGATGTCATTGATGGGTTGCTCGCTTCCCTGATCACCAAGCAGAATAGTTTTCTGTTTGGTATGCCTGGTACCGGTAAGTCTGAACTGGTGCGAGCAGTATCAAATGGTTTTAAAGGATCACACTTCTTTGGCTATTTACTTTCACCCACAACAGATCCCTCTGAGCTGTTCGGTCCAGTCGCAGTCTCCAAACTGCTGAAAGATGAATACGTTCGTGATGTCAAAGGGTATCTCCCAAGCGCCAACATCGCATTCCTTGACGAGCTGTTTCGTGGCAGCTCAGCTGTTCTCAATTCACTGCTTACGATTCTCAACGAACGTACTTTTAACAACGGACGGGATGTCATTGAGACCCCGATCCAATCCATCGTTGCTGCAACTAATAGCTTTCCTCAAGAAGAATCACTTCAAGCTTTCTGCGACCGATTCCTCTTCAGGCCCACAGTGGATCTTCTAAAGAAACCAGCTTCCAAACGCCAGCTTGATGCGTGGGCTCTTGGTATTAAGGAACGCCCAACCGCAACGTCAGAACTCACCTTCGAAGATTTACAAACTCTCCAGCAGGAAGTTACATCTGTCCAAGCAAGCGATGAGTTTCTCGATTCGTTTACTCAGGTAATTGATCTACTCGCAACCAGAGGTATCACCATTAGTGATCGCCGTCGCGTTCAGATTCTGAAGTTCTTGCGAGGCTGGGCGATCGTACAAGGTGATGAAGAGCTGTACCCGGAACATCTTCATCGTTCTCTTGTTCACATCGTTTATCAAACGACAGACGATGTACAGTCCATCAAGGATGTGTTAGAGCAAGTAGTACCTACTGCTGAAAAACTTCTTGAAAGTATCAAGCGGGCTCACAACGGAATCCTTACGGAATACCACGCCGTCCACGCTCAAGAATCTAAGAGTGTAGATGATCTGAATCGTCTTGTAGGGAAGCTCCGCAAGATGCACCGAGACCTTGATACTTTAAATAACAAGCTGGATAACATTCTCGAATCTGGTCAGTACAGAATCTCAGCTCACGCTCGACAGACAGCAACCAAACTCGCTCAAGCAATTGAGTCGTCATCACAATCAGTAGCTAGCTCTATCTCAAACATCTCCTCATGAAAACCAACACCGAGTTCCTCCGCCTTGTAAACAACGATCCTCTTGTACTAGCGGTCTCTGCTCTGTCTGACTTTTTGTGGGATGACTTTATTCGAGATGCTCGTCCTATCGTCAAGTACATCGAAGATCGCTACAACATCCGTCAGCTGTCTCGCTTTGGGAAAGAGCTGTTCGATTTTCTATACAACGGCGGACAGGTAACTACGGTCATCACTTTGGATGAAGCCGAAACTTACTTCCGAGCAAAACAAAACGGCCAAAACCCTGAACTGCCTAAGAACTACAAGCCTGAATATGCGTTCTGGGTAAATCTGTTCATTCAGATTTGCGAGTCGCCTGCTTGGCCACGGCTCGTATCCCTTTCAGTTGGAGATCAGTTCACTGCAGGTAATAACGCTATCAACGTCCTGAATGAGCTAAGCGAGGTTATCGATAAGCAGATCGAGCAGGGTTTTATCGATGCTCACATGCTTGCTGATGCTGGGCAAGAGTTACAGAACATACGAGAACAGTTCATGCAAGCTAAGGCTCGCGGTGACCTTGCCAAGGCTGCGGAACTTCGCCAAAAGGGTAAAGAACTCGGTCAACAGATCGAACAGGCCATGCAAGAAGCTGCAGAAAACATGCAGCCTCAGGTGGGTAAAGCTGTCGACCGGGCTCATCAGACTGCTAAAGATGTTCAAGATGCTATGAGTCAGTTGGCTGGCTCGGAAGCAGGAAAAGGTCTTGCTCTCAACGACATAGCACAAAAACGAAACCTAGCTCGTAAACTCTCAGCCAACCCTGGGTTACGCGAACTGGTCCGTCGACTGGGTGCATTCAGGCAAGCTTGGGCGGATCGCAAGCGTGCTCGCAAAGGCCGTTCAAACTACAGCGACATCGTAGGAGCCAAGTTCTCGGATGAAGTGATTAAAGCTTTCCCTGCCGAAATCGCTCTTGCTGCCACAGAGCATGGTCGCGCTTTGTTCGCCCTGAAATACAGCCAGAAAACGTTACTCACAAAAGACTACGAAGCAAAGATCAAGGAACTCGATAAAGGTCCTGTCGTTATGTACATCGATATCAGTGGCTCGATGGCTGGTGAGTCTGAGCTGTGGTCGAAAGCACTTGCTTACGTCGTTGCGGAAGAGTGCTTAAAGCAGAACCGGGCTACTCATATTCACTTGTTCGACACCGTAATTCAAAAGAGTATTCATCTCGATAAGAACAGAAGTGACAACGAACGTCTTCTTAACTTTGTTCTCAGCTGGACCACACGCGGTGGTACGTCGTTTTGCTCTGTAATCGATCATGCCTTAAGTAAGGTAAACCATGTCGACAAAGCTGACATTTTGATGATTACTGATGGTAACGCTGAAGTGTCTGACCCTTTCATCAGACGCCTAAATGCTTTCAAGCAAGAACACGGAGTCCAATGGAACAGCTTTTGTATCGGAAAGAAATCACGTGTGCTGAGTCAATTCAGTGATGCTGTGCACACTGTAGATCCTTCAGACGACTTTAGTAGTGCAGAACTGTTCCAAAACGCTTTAAACTAACCTGGTCTTTTTGAACATGCGGAGTAGATTGAGGGTCGTCGACTACTCCCCGCATGGATAGACGAACTGAAGCAGCGGCAATCCGAAAATTAGAGGCTGAGTACTCGCCTGCCACGGAGAGATTTGAACTCGAAGACTGGTTAGCTCAACAGTTGTTCGAAACTTATCACAACATAAATGAAGGTAACGCAGAACTATTTAAGTTCAGGGAGGCGGTAATTCTTTATGTTCCATCTACAGAATTGATCAACGCTACAAGACTAATCGGCAGCGACATAACAGAACATTGTGTTCTACTCAGCGGATTCTTATACAAAAATTATGGAGTAAAAAAACTAGGAAACAAAGCTGACGTTGAGATGGAGCTTATGCTTAGCGAGTTTGATTTTGAATTAATGGCACTTCAGATAGCTGACGACTTGATTGCGTGGTACGACAATATGAGCTTAGTGAACGATGTGCTTTCAGTGTACAGTAAATGACGGAAACCTTAAGATAAACTGAAGTCCTCTTGCTTCCAAGCATTGGAACGATAGTCTCTACTCGTTCCGCTTCACTTCAACGTGAACTTCAAATTCAAAATCGGCGAGACGACTCTCGACAACAATGAGGCAAAAGCTCTTCTGAACGCGGCCGGCCGAAACCAAGCAATCGTTGTGGACATCGCTGACCACATCGACCCGACAATGATTGATGCAAAAAAGCTGTTCTCAATCAGCGTAGAGACCAAGAACCCTACCCTTGCATCTCTGGCAGCTCGGTTCGCAATTGAGGGAGTCGAAACCCCTAAGAAAAGAACTTACAACCGAACAGACGCCAACAGGATCTCGCGGATCGAGCCGACCACAAGCATCAATGCACCAGATGAAGCTATCGAGGCTCTGTGCAAGATGACAAGCCTCAAGGCAATTGGGGCGGCGATGATTCTTGATGGGATTTGCGACGGAAACAGTCGGACTCTGCGTCAGATCGCTACCAGCTGCGTAAATAACATGGCTTATCGCGGCTCAGTAAGTCCGGATTCCCAGTGCTTCATGGGCTTCTGTAAGGATGGTGAAGGGCACTACCGGACGCTGAATCAGGGGCCGAACGTCCCTAGAAGTGCTTGCTACCACGCGTCTCCGATGTACACAGCTATCCGTGATGGCGCTGCTCTTCTTAAAGAATGGGGCCTGCTTGAGATGAAAGAGATCATCGAGTTCGGAAGTAAGGACAAGGTGCTCAACGAAAACAGCAAGCGGCTCCGTCGCACCGTTTACGCTGTTGCACCTACAGCCATGGGTCAGAAGGTAGCCCGCGAGTGGGGAGACATTAAAGATTTCATTAGTCGTCGTTGGAGCACCCGCATTCGGGAGCGGAACGCTTACGCTGCATAAACTCTTTCCTCGTCAACCCAGTTGGGCGTCGAAAGGCGCCCTTTTTTTATCCCATGAAAATCTTTTACGCAACTACCCAAGAGCAGTTCAAGCAAGCACTTAATGAACTAACGCAGATACCAAAGATGTGCTTAGACTTCGAAACAACGGGTCTGGACTCACACGTCTCTAAACCTCGTTTAATTCAACTTTGTACTACCGACGAAAAAATAGAGAATAGGACTGTTTACGTTCTCGATTTATTTAAAGTCCCTGATGTCACGGGGCTTAAGGAGCTAATTGAAAGTCGTGAAATGCTCCTGGGTCATAATCTTAATTTTGACTTACAGTTTCTTTTATCTTTAGGTATCGATTACAAAGGAAAAATCTTTGATACTTACATTGCAGAGCGCTGCCTACGAGCTGGGTTTAAGGAGAAAAAGGTTTCCCCGAAATTACAAAAGCCTTATTTCGATGACGTCAGCTGTTCACTAAAAGCTGTAGTGAGTCGGCGTCTTGAATTAGACATCAGTAAAGAACAACAGGTATCTGACTGGAGCAAAGAAGAACTGGATATAGAACAGATTGAATATGCTGCAAAAGACGTAGACCTGCTGCCGAAAGTCGCTGCAGATCAACTAAAAGAGCTAGTCGAAGAGTCGCTTATAGACGTTTACTCTCTTGAATCCAAATGCGTCCGCCCCGTGGCGCGTATGTGTCACAGAGGATTCAACGTTGATGTTAATAAGCTGATCGCATTAAGAAACGCTATACAAGTAAAGCTGGATGAGGTTACTCTAGAATTCTGCACTAAGCTCGACGCTGCTTTACCACCGGAACTCAAGCTTCCTAGGAGGATTGATGGCTCACTGGCAATCGGGAAAAACCTTCGAAAAGAATTCAACCCTGGCTCAGGAGTTCAGTGCACAAAGTGTTTCGAAGCACTTGGCGTTGCACTTCCAACAAATCCAGGAACAGGAAAATCGACACTTAATCAGATACAGCTCGCAGAGTTCGACAGTGACGATCCCTTTCTCAATCTTTACCGTAAGCGCACAAAAATTGAAACGCAGCTGGAACACGCTGAAAAGCTTATTGCAAATATAAATCCTATAACTCATAGAATTCACTCAGGCTACAACCAATACGGAGCGAACTCGGGTCGATTTACCTCTAGCGGGGCAAAGAAAACTAGCGCAAAAAAAGTTAAGGATCAGTTTGCGATCAACGCTCAACAGATCCCTCGCGATAAAGAATTTCGTGAGTGCTTTGTAACTACTCCGGGTTATCAGCTAATCATTTGTGACTTCAGCCAAATCGAGTTAAGACTCGGTGCTGAGTTAATTGGAATCCCTCAAATGATTCAGGCGTTTAAGGATGGACATGATCTACACACAGTTACAGCCAGTTTAATTTACAAGATACCATTAGACGAAGTTCAAAAACACCAGAGGCAAGAAGGAAAAACTCTAAATTTTGCGTTGTTATATGGAATGGGGTACCGCAAGTACAAAACTTACGCTGCGCAGAGTGGAAAGATAATTTCATTATCTGAGGCTAAAGTCGCCCACGCTGCGTTCCACAACGCGTATCCTAGGTTGCGCCAATGGCACAGAGAAAGATCTGCGATGGTTGAAGACGGGTGGACTTACGTAAGGACACCCCTAGGCCGTAGGCGTCTCCTCTCTTACGATGACGCGGTGATGACTGCTTGTGCCAACACACTGATACAAGGAGCCGGAGCTGATATTCTTAAGCTGTCTCTAGCCAAACTCAACCCTCACCTCGGGGATGAAGCTCACTTAGTTGCTTGTGTTCATGATGAAATTGTTCTCGAAGCTATTACAGAAAAGGTTGAGTACTACAAAGAAGTGCTTGAAGGCTGTATGAAAGAAGCAGCCGAAACGATCTTAAAAGAAGTCCCTGCTAAAGCAGACGCCAGTTACGGAGATTCTTGGTCTGAAAAATGAGCAAATCCATTAAGCGAATTCGCCCCATGTCCCCTAGCAAATTTAAAGTGGGGGATCGAGTAACAGAGAACATAAAGAACATCGCGTTTGTGAGTCCTTTTGCCGAGCAAAAGGTAAAAGACACTGTCGCAAATTATGTGCACGATACTCGTGTAGGTACGGTTAAAGAAGTTTTTGTTAAAACAAATAGTCGGGGTGACAGACGTCACTACGCTTCAGTTCTGTGGGACTACCTACAGTCGACCACAGAGCACGAGCAAGGCCGTTTAAAGCTTCACGCTGCCTCGTTGCAAATGGCAAGCGTGAGTAAGAGTCCAGAACAACCTAAACCAAATGTAACTACAAAGAGGTCAAAAGCATCGGTGGAGATCCTGAACTTAGATTCAGTTAAAGAAAAAGACATATTCACAGCTAAAACCGAGAACGGTTACGTAGGTTGTGCCCGCACACAGACAGGTGTTTGTTTCACAGTCGAAGTGTTCGAAAGCGCTCTCGAAGCAGCAAACAAAGCCCGAAGCTTAAAACGACAACTAGAGTCGAAAGAAGCCCAAGAATGTAAAGAAACCAAAAAAAAGTCAGAAGAAATAAAAAAATGTGTAGTCAGAAAAACTAATAAAAAGGTAACCTTGAGATCGAGACTGTACACACTCGACGAGACCAAGGCAATGCCGCTTCTGCGTTTCCAAGAGGTGTGGGTAATTATAAAAGACGCTATGTATGTGAGCGACTGCCTAGACCGCGAAAGAAAGAACTTAGTAAGCTACACAAGCAATAAAGAAAAAGCAATGTACTTTACGTGTCATGAAAAAGCTAAAATGACTATGAGAGTATTAAAGGGTACAGTCGGTCCTGGATTTGACTTGAAGCGTTTTTTTATAGAGAATAAGTAAAAGCAGTCAGGTGTAGTTGAGTGGCCACACGGTACGCTGGTGATTACTTTGGGATCTCTCTGGCTGATAACTACGGCACCGAAAGGTCTCAGCTACTCTCCTATTACCCAGAACTGCGTAAAGCTAGTTCGCCTAAAAAAGCGGATAGACCTCAGACAGTCACAAAAGAAGTAAGAGCTGTGGGCCCTTTCGCAGGGTTTAAAACTCTGAGCAAAAAAGGAGATTACAAGGCAGTGCCTGTCTTCAGCGGATTCAAGACTGTCAAGTAATCAAGGACGACAAGGTTTATACTATCTAAATAGATCGAAAAGACTAGCGGGCTAACCTAATGACCTATTCCCTCCCACAGTTTGCAGGTAATCTGTTTGGGATTGATCTGGCTGGTCTGTTTAAGGACAACGAAGGTAGCGGAATCCCGGAGGGGTTCATGCCAGGCTTCAACTTTACAGCAAACGTGAAAGGTCGTAGCCCCGGTACTCTCACATACAAAACACCAAAGATACCTTCAGGTACTGTTGAGTTTTCACTGGTTCCTAAACTACCAGACATAGTCAACCAACCTACAGCACCTGTAACTCCTGCTCCTGCTCCTGCTCCCGCTCCCGCTCCCGCTGCTCGGTCCCTTCCCACGTACGCGCCTCAGTACGCCTCTCTTTTCAGTGGTACTCCTACTTACACGCCTCCTAGAAATCGTCAACAACCGACACCTGTTGCAGCTGCCCCAGTAACACCTACCCAGCCAGCGCCTGCAGTCACTCAACCCGTAGCACAAACGCCGACAAAACCAACATACGGCTCCGGCTTGGTGGATCAAATTAAAGCAGGGGGTGACATTCTTTCTAAAAAAGAAGCCGTTCGAATCGCGGGCGAGACTAAGAAAACAGTTGCTGAAGTGATGTCAAAAGCTCTGAACGTTGGAGTTGGCTTGGGGACTAATCTTGTTAACGCATATAGCAAAGGTAATTTAGGACCTAACGCAAAAAATCTATATGGTGACTATGTTATTGGACCATACAGCAAAAATGTTGCAAAAGCGCTTCAAAACCTGGCTCCTTTAAAAAACCTAGAACTTCCTCAAGGCACTGCGTATGTAGGAAGCAGTAAGTATGTCACTCCTGCGAAATCCACCTACTCGAAGGTCGGAGGAAGTGTTTATACACCTGCTTCGACTGTCTACAATCCAATTATTATTCAACGGCAACTGAATAAATAAGTTAATAGCGTTATCGAAGAGAGGGGCTATGCTGAACATAGCCTATCTCTTCCTACATGAATCGCTACATTAAATTTGTTTTTGAGAGAGCGGCAAAAGCTTTTGGTCTTTATGTAATTTTTGCCGTAAACGAAGAAGACAGAAGGTGCATAATCGAAGCATCAAATTTCCAGCCGAATGACGTGTACTGATTACTGTCTGTACGTAGAGCGAAAAGGAAAACGCCTCCGCGTCGCGATATCTGCTAACGAATCAAACCACGCGCAAGCGCAAGCTTCAGACATCACAAGGGCTCTACAAGCGGATACGTTCTCCCTCTCGTACGAAAGCGTAAAAGAAACAAACTTATCTATATTGTTCAAACGCCTAGCTTCTAATAATTTTACACACAGCGCATGTGACATTTGGGAAGGATCCCTCTGTAACGGATCTCCCGTGATGTACGCACTTAATAGAAAGTACTACATACGCCCATTGATACTAGATTATCTTGAAATAAATAAAGACGGCTGTGTCAAACCATCCTGCGGCACTCCCGCTTGTATAAATCCGTATCACAACTCTTACAAAAAAATGAAGGCGTCAAAGCTTGGGGACGCCGACACGAATTTAGTACTAGCATTCTCCAGCCAAGGCGTCCCGGTCCGGGAAATTGCCAAGGCACTCAAGGTACACCGATCAACGATTTACCGAGCATTAAACCGTGAACATTTTCACTCTGGGACTTCGCATCACAGATGCGGCCGAGACTGACGAAAACAAAGTCGTGCATGTCTTAGCTGAGTCTCTGCCTTCAAGCGACAAGCGTGTCGCTACGAAAGTGCAGCTCTCAGTTAAGGAAGACCAGTACAACGCAAAAGTACTTAAAACCCTTCAAGAAAAAGAAACTGTGCTGGCCATCGGGCCAACAAAGACAACTCCCGATGGTGTCCTACAGATGCAGCCCATGCTTGTCGTCGCCAAAGATAACTGGGACGATCTGCTTGCTGTCAATCTTTTCGTCTCCACGGGTGGTCTTGGTCCAGCTACTGAAGAAACTCAGCTTGGAGACAACACCGTAACCAACCGCTCTCTCGCGTGGCAGGACGAAAAAGGTGAAACTTCCTGGTTTAAACTGAGCGCATGGGACGCATTATCTGCACAACTTGCTGAGCTTGCGCCTGGCACGCCAACAATTGCTGTCGGTCGCGTAAGCACTAGCGAAAAAGAAGATCGGAAGTATCTTAACTACGGGGTTGAGAAAATTCTCTACCTGCCACGCAGCAAAAAGGCTGCACCTGCCAAAGCTGCTGATCCTGACAAAGGCACAGTGTCTACGGCCGCTCTCGGATCACTGGACTTCTCTCTCTGATTAACAACCATGGTTTTTATCGCAGGCAAATTTTCGGCTGATGAAATCCTCTGCCAGATTCCGCCGCACACGCTACGTATCGACCTTCAAAGCCGTTATTGGAAATCCGATTCTGATAGTGAAGCGGCGATCGTCGACAGCAACGGCAATGGGATTCCGATTTCGTTCGTGCTTCTTGGGTTCACGCCGTATTTCGGTAACCTCGGTATGCGCAACCACGAGGAATTTATTCGTATTGCTTACATCGGTGTCACTCCTAATCACCGTCTGCTTCCGCCTCGCTGTGTGTGCACTAGCATCATCAGTGGTAAGTCATCTCAAAGGAACTTCATCTCGTACTTCCAGACGCTCTACAACAATCGTATTAACGTAGGCGAAGTAATCACCGAAACGAAGTTCGTTCAAAAATCCTTCAACGAGAGGGATCCGATGACTGGTGCAGATGGCGCCAAGATTAACTACAACGTCTTAGAGTTTCGGGATCGCCCAGCTCAAACGGATGAAGAGCAGAAGCTCATTGAAGATATCAGCGCGTGGCTTGAATCTGGTTCAGGAGATTTGGTGGCATCTGCTTTACGCAGTACTATCTCCGGCGCTCATTTGGTTGAGTTACCTCTGGGAGAAGACCACGCGGCCATTAAGGAAGCGTTTATTGAAGCTAACCCGAAAAGGTTAGAGGGCTCAGCTCCCGCCGGCTTAGCTGCACTTCCCGCAGGTGCTGGCGCTCCGGGAGCCAAAGCCGAACCTGCTGCTCCTCCTGAGCCCAAGAAAGCTACCAGCAAAAAGGAGCTGACAGAAGAACAAAAAGCTGCTTTACAGGCTGCTGGTCTGGATTTCTGAGCTAAGCTCTTCCTGGATTGTTCACGCCAGAGGACGCCGCAAGCGTCCTTTTTTTGTGCCTACAGCTCCAGCAAGTCACCAAACGAAGGGAGATTGACACCATATGCAATACAGTACTTTATAATATTCTCAAGTAACTTAGCCCTTATTAAATAATTAGCATATACTACTTCAAGCACCTCCCTGGACTCTTCAGCACTAAGCTTATCCATGCCATCGAGAAAAGCTCGGTGGGTGAATTTTTGCTCAAGCGTTAGGTGAGACTTAAGCTTATCCAGCAACTGTTCTGACATGTCAAACTTCTACCGTGTGCCTCGCTACATATTCGATCCTATCCGTGAATCGGGTTTGGTTGATGGAGTAATTCTCTTACCGTACGACCCCGAAGGGGCTCTTGAGAAACAAGTACGTAAAGCAAAAGTAGATGATGTAATAACAAACAACTGTGAAGAGAACCTAGTAGATCTTGACTGGTGGGCAAAACAAAAAGGTCAGATCGATTGGGTAGTGGCCATAACGCAAGGTATGAAAGACTACACTAAATGGATTACTGAGTGCGGGCTACAAGCAGCAAAAAAGGGTGTTTGTATTCTTGACCGCTTGACCTTTCTTGAGCCCACACGGGCACGAGAAGAATTTTTGCAAAACTCATCGCTAACAAACCTTAAGATCCTGTCCCCTAGGCCATCATTTCGTGCGGATGGTACAAATTCAAAAGATCCTGTAACTTCTGCGTGGTTCTTGTTTCAAAAACCAGGCGCGGCGCAAGTTAACACCTGCATTGACTTCGAGGTATCGTGGCATCGCCCACAAAACCTAAAACTGTGAGTAAGCGTCTCTTCAAGCAACTAGATCAACTTATTGAACTTCAGATCGAACAAAACCGTCAGCTCGATAAAATCACTGCATTACTCGTAGGGCAGCAGCTGCTGACTGAGTGTGTCGATTATCAAGGGAACGCTCGCTCACCTGAGGATTGCGCAGAAATAACAATTGAGAGTTTCTCGGCTGCTCTCTGTCTAATGTCTGAGCTGGACCAGCGGAATCGGGATTACCAGTATCAAAAGTCTGAGTTCTTCCTGTATGAAGAAAACGACGAAGATGACGAAGATGAAGATGATGGTCCTGTAGTATCTAGTTCGTTCTAAAATATTTAGGAATTGACACTAATTCTGTGTCCGATACACGAGTAACTATTAACGGTTTAAGGCATTATCTCTGTGCTGGTGTTCCTAAACCTCTACCGTCTGTAACGTCCGTACTCAGTGCGACGCAATCGGAGACAACACGTAAAAAACTTGCGCATTGGAATCTAATGAATCCAGGCGCAGCAGATGCTGCCGCCACTAGAGGAACTTGGATTCACAACAGTGTAGAAGATTACCTACGTGGCTTAAGAGTCATCCCATCAGAACAGTACAAACCGTATTGGGATGGTGTGCCCGAACTTCTAGACGAGCTTCTCGAAGGAGGCCGCGTACTTTGGAGTGAGAAGCCGTTCAATCAACCACGGTGGTCAAAGTACGTCGGCGACGATGGTGTGGGAAGGATACATTACTACAACGAACACACAGGTCACGGGTACGCAGGATGCTGTGACTTGATTTATATGAACTCAAATGCCGATATCGTTTTGGCTGACTTTAAAACCAGCAATGGACCTTACTCGGCTAGGTTCCCTAACAAAAACCAGAACATCGATGAAAGAACTAAAAAAGCTCTAATCTCTGGCGTGTTCAAAACTAAGAAGACTAGACTACAGCTCGCTGCCTATAAACTTGCAGCTGAAGCTTGTCTAGGAATTAAAATTGCTAAAACACAAATTATAGTTACGACAGCCATACCTGAGTTCAATACTCAGATATTTACATTCGGCTCTGAAGAGGTTGAAAAAGACTGTGAAAGTTGGCTCGAAGTTCTAAAAAGTTACTACGAACTCCATCCTCAGGCGTAGAATCAAACCCACCAGACGGCTGTTCCTGAGAGGGTTCTTCAACTTTTCTTAGGGTTCACTCGCCCATTTTCGGGGCATACTAGAGGCGCTCAGCGACATCCCATGAAGTTCATTTGCTCTGTAAACCTTGGGGTCGCGTCTCATCTCGACCCGATCCAGGGCAAAATCGCGAGCGGCGGTAACTTTGCTGCCTTTAACTCGGGCTGGGATGCTGTCGAATACGAAACAACAGAGCTAGCTGATGTTTTAGGAAAACAAGCTGGCTTATGTGCGTGGCACCTTCAGGATGGAAAAAGACAAAAGAACACAACAGGAGTAATTAAAGCTGGCCTAATTATTGTCGATATTGATAACCAAGCGGATCACAAAGACGAACAGGGAAACAAAGTACAAAAGCAAGAACTAACAGTAGAGCAGGCGCTTGATTTAGATATATGTAAAAAGTATTTAACGCTTGGCTATTACTCTCCATCTACCACGGAAAAGTGGCCTCGCTTTCGATTGGTATTTGGTTTAGAAACAACGGTCATCAATCCAAGTTTCTACCAATGGTTCTGTAAACAGATCTACGCACAGATACCAGGATCTGACGTCCGTGCGACAACAATCCCAAATCTCTTCTACGGACCGAGGGGACCGGAAGAAATCTTTGCGCAACCAGGGCGCTTTATCCCTACCGAGAAAATTAACGAAGCCATTCGGGCTTTTGCCTCCCTACCTGTCGATGAGACGGACGCTGGGGGAGACCCTTCGGAGTTTTTAAACCAGGTAACCATTCGTCAAAACGGAATGGACTTGGTTCGACTGGTATCGAACACCGTCCGTTCGGTGCTCAATGGCGACGAAGTCGGAGACCGCAGCTCCACAATGGCTGCAGTATTTAAAGAACTGCTGGGCTGGTCCAATTGGTGTCACAAGCATGGAGTGGCTCTAAACACGTCACCATTGACTGTGGCACGTGATGCGTTCTATAATATCTATGGTTACCCGCACGACATCGATGGAAAGTTTGACCGGATCCTGAATTCCATCAGGAATCCCGAGGAGCTGCAGCCTGCAGTGTCATTAGCTTCAGAGCTGGGAGAGCTCGGTACCTGGAAAAAGATCCGACGAATCAGCCGCTCTGTCTTTGACACCCACGCCTCGGCAGAGGTAAAGGAAGCTCTCGAACAAGCCAAGCGAGATGCAGCTGTAAACGCTGTGCTCGACATGTCTGAATTTGATCTCAGCTCTCCGGAGCCTGAAGTATCTACATCAAAACCCAAATTAAAAGCAAAAACTAAAGAGATGGACGTTCCTTCCACACCGACTCAGCTTGTAAATCTTCAAGGCAGTGCAAAAAGCCGAGAGTTTTCGGAGAACGATGTTGCTGACATTATTGTCACTAACCAGGGTGACCAGTTTATTTACGATAGTTACTTAGATCAATTTTATCATTATGATGAAGACCAAGATATTTGGTATCACCAAGATGAACAACATATCAAGCGACGCATAGTCAAAGCTCTCGACTCATTTGTGACTGCTGGTGTGCTAGCTAAGTACAACGCAGCCATGATTAATAGTGTCTTTTCGATCCTCAAAGCCAAATTGCTGAAATCGGCAGACGGTGGTCGCCGCAGCATATGGACAAAGTCTCGTGGTTGTATTCCTTTTAAGAACGGTGTTCTCGATACAACGACTCTTGAGTTTGAACCAGGTCAACATAAAGAACTTTATCTACGTCACAAACTTCCATACGATTACGACGCTAAAGCTCAGTGCCCTGAGTTCATGCGGTGGATTACTTCTGCACTAGATAAAGGACAGGAGATACTGATTCAAGCTTTCGCTAGGGCTCTACTTACTGGTTACACCGCAGGTGAGAGGTTCTTGCACCTTGTAGGTCCGGGTGGTACGGGCAAATCGACGATGCAGCAACTGATGGTAGCTCTCGCCGGTTTCCACGGAACCCACACGTCGAGCTTGGAAGTCATAGAGACAAACAAATTTGAGAGCTACAACCTGATTGGCAAGAAACTTCTTCTGCTGACAGATGAATCGAACTACAACCGTCGTATGGACGTGTTGAAAAAACTGACGTCTGCATCAGATACTCTGCGTGCTGAACGTAAGTATGGCAAGGAAATTATTAGTTTCAAACCAGAATGTTTAGTGTGTATCGCAAGTAACGAGCATATTACTTCAAATGACTCCAGCAGCGGTCTAGAGCGTCGTCGTCTGACGATTGTGATGGACAAAGTCGTTGAACCGAGCCTGCGCAAAGAACTGATCAGTGTTTTCGATGATCACATCGAAGGAGCTTTTGTGCCTGAGATGAGCGGCATCGTGACCTGGGCGCTCAGTATGGACTATGCAACGATGAAAGATGTACTTGCCAATCCAACTAAGCACGTTCCTTCCCTAAACCGCACAAACATCGAAGCTCTTTTGTTCAATAATCAGTTTGTGGCGTGGCTCCACGACTGCTGCTTGTATGCACCTAACAGTGTCACGCCGGTAGGCCAAGGAGCACGAAAACCAAACACAGACGAAGCCGAAAAAGGAATGTATGTAGCTAATGCTTACGGTGCTTTGTATCCTAGTTATGCAAACTTCTGTAAATCGTGTGGGTACAAACCTGCTGCGAAACATCGTTTCGTAGAACGTACCAAAGAAGCTATGGTAAACATCTTGAAATTACCGAATGTAAAAATAGTGTTGAATGATGGTATTGCCGGCATCAAAGGGCTGCGGATCAAAGCATATGACTTACAATCCGACCGTGCAGCAAAAGGTCCTGATCGCCTGCCTAGTCCGGTGGAATTCGCTCAGGACATGAACAGCAACCGTTGGGATTCAGCTTTCCAAAAACATGATCCGGTTAAACCCTAATTTGACCCTGGCAGTGGTTGCTTCCGCTGCCGTAGGCGTCGCCACAGCGATCACGGCTCCTCAGTTTGTAGGGGCATCTCTAGCCTTCGCTGGCGGTCTGATAGGTGGTGCTGGTATTGGACGTGAGCGTGCTTTGCGTCAAAAGCAAAACGAAGAGGCAGCTACCCGCGTAACCTCCTGCTTCGCTGCTCTCTACGAAGCAAATAGAGGGATCATCGATCCGATGCAGCTCGGAGTTCTTGCAAATATTCCGGGAGAACGAGCTCACGCTTTCCTGACCGGTTTAGCAGAGACAACAAACGGGCAGAAAATTACTGTTGCTCAGGGAGCAGGTGTCGTCTTTGCGTTTCCGCATTCGCAATCGGCCTTAGACGAATTAACTGTCAATGCTCGCAATTGGGCTGAAGCGCAAACTCAGCAATTGAGCGCTGAGTTAGATCAACACAAACAAGCTCTTCAGTATCTTCAACTACAGCAAGCTGCTGCTGCAATGCCTAAAACACCTGCTCCTCGCATGGAGCCAAGTCCTTGGGAGAACGTCGCTCCGCCCGCTTAGTCATTACCACTAATCACCCATGACACAGCAACACCCCATCACCCCACCACCGGAGCTGGTGCAGCAGTGGGACTGCGAATGGAGGGAGCAGCAAAACGCCCCAGTTATCGGCTGGTCGGCCAATCTTCTTGCCTATGTCGCTGCTCGCGCCGCACAATGGGGCGCCGACCAGGAACTGGAGGCGTGTTGTGAGTGGCTTCACTGGCAAAACCTGGCCACACATCCCGAACTGATCCCTTCGCTCCGCGCCGCCCGCCGCCCCAAGGCACCGAGCTTGAAGGAACAGGCGCTTGAGATGCTTGAGAACGCTTGGGAAGGTGGGCACGTCAACAACAACGCCGCCCAAACCATCCGCCGCGCCCTGGAGGCTCTCAATGACTGATTACAAAGCAACGTCCGATCAGTGGAATCAAGTTCAGCGATGTGCCGATGTAGTTGGCAGCTCTGATTGCTCTGCAATTCTTGAACTCCGCGCCAGGATCGAGATACTAGAGGCTGCAGCTAACAAGCACATCGTCGAAACCAATTCCAACATCGTGGCCTTGGCGAGCCGCGTCGAAGCGCTGGAGGCTGTCAAGCGCCCAGCATCAAAGGTCTACGAGATCAGCGAGCCGCTGAAGTTGACGCCTGAGCAGGCGCAACAGGTCAGGGATCTGCTCGCACCCAACTCCAAGCCAATTCCTAATTCCTCCCAAATTAGGAGTTCGCTGGTGGAGCGGGTGCAGGGCGCGATCCACGATGTGGAGTTCCCACACGGCGACGACGAAGCCCGCGCCGCGATCCGCGAGGTGGCGGCGTGGTTGGACGAAAACACCGGCGGTGACGCCGCCTGGATGCTGACGCAGGAGGCCAAGCGATGACACGCCTACTTTCACCACCCGCCAAAATCATCCGCCAGTGGGAAGCCGAATGGGACACCAACGGTGCCGCCCATTGCGACAGCGTTCTCTACATCGCCGCCAAAGCTGCAACCTGGGGCGCGAAGGCTGCCATTGAGTGCGCTCTCAGGGACACCGCTTCATGCCACTGGCGCGTTGCTGATGGCCCTGAAGATGGAGTGCAACTGGTGCGTGCCAGTGATCTGGTGGCTTGGGCTGCTGCCATCGGCAAGCGTTATGAGGTTGAAGAATGACTGACCTATCACCCGCCGCGCAGGCGGTGCTGGATGCCGTTGAAGACGACTGCATACACCCCACAGACTTGCACCATATTGCCGCCGCCGCCCTGCGAGCTGCTGCGGATCAGGTGGTGCCAGAAATGGTCAACGCTGTTGGCGACGAACACGACAACGCCCGCCGTGAGCAGTGGATTCGCATTCGGCGCAAATTCCTTGCCATCGCTGACGAACTAGAAAACCAATGACTGAACTCTCACCCGCTGCGCAGGCGGTACTGGATGCTGCCAACGGCGCTCAATGTTATGGTCCTGACGACTGCCTCAATGAATCTCGCTGGATTGCTGCTGCCGCCCTGCGGGCCGCTGCAGATCAGGTGGTTCCAGCACTACGTCTTCCGTATGATTCTTGCTGTGATGTAAGTGCATCAGCAATACGAGCCGAACTTCTGGCCATTGCTATTGAACTTGAAACCCAGTAGTCACCTTCACTACTGCGGCAGGTAGCGAATAAAATCCCAACCTTTAAGAGAAGGATCTTCCGATTCTTTAACAGCTTTAACAACAGTTGGAAGCTCGCGGGCGAGACGATACCCAATCGAACGCGCAATCTCACGATGCTCTTTTTGTGTGTCGTCCTTGCCTCTTAACCCAACATAATGAATAAAACTACGAACTGTGCCGCTCATGTGCATACGAGTCGGTGTATATAACGGAAGAATATTCCTTGCGCATTCACGAGCCACGCCTGCCTGAAGCATCTCGTCGTAAAGACCTTGAATCTGACTGTCGACAATCTCCAGCCTTTCCCAGAAAGATTCACACATGTAAGTCGGCAGACGGTCGACACTGCTCTGCCGATTCTTCTGAGCTTGAAAACGAAGCTCAAACTGATAAGGTTTTTCCTCTAGGTCGAGTGTTTCGCTAGGTGCGCAATACCTCTGCGACAGTTCCTGAAATACGAAACTCCGATGCCTAAGAATTTGAGGAGAAATAGCCCGTGTCGTTGATATCTCAAAGCTCGCAGAAGCCTGCTCGAAGACACTCCAGTGTGCGTGCTTAATACAATAAGTTAGAAGCTTCTCGTACTCGTCACGATCAGGATCTTTTGTGGAGACCCTGGCATGTCTAGCAATTACTTTTTCCGCATCTGGTGTAATCCAATCTAACTGAGCTGTATGCAGTTGCATAAAATTAAATTAGGGTAAGCTAGAAGCGAAAGAGTTTAATTCAACAATATTAGGCTCATACGCTTCTTCTGGCCACAAATCAATAACGGCTTTGTTACGAGCAGCCGCAGCTTCTTGTATGGTTTCGTAATATCCCAAATTTTTAGGCGTACCTTCAATCGTTATCTGCGCTATCCATTTTGACCGCTTACTATTCCAGTGAACTCCTTTCACGCCAGAAGTATTATTTTTACGCAGTCCTTGATTTTTCTGTGTAAGGCCCACGGTGTCTTTTCGTAAATTGGATACTGTATTGTTTAAACTATTCCTGTCTATGTGGTCGATCTGATGAGGGTAAGGATCTTCCCCATAAGCTAAAAGATAAATAACTCTAGAAGCTAGAAATCTTTTTTTGTCGATTACGACACCCCAAACACACCTACCGTCAGAACGTCTGGATATAGAGCCAGTCCACTCATCTTGCTTTGCATTGTTCGCTCGGGTGATTTTATTTTTTAACCCACTCTGCGTATTCAATTTATTAATATCCGGAGATTCTATATAAAATAACTTGTTTACATAATCAACATCAAAAGGAAGCGGTTTAATAACAGCCATGCTTGTTATCACACACCTAGCGACTATAACAGCTTTTCTCTAAGATTTTGGGAACGTCTGCTGATACCGCAATCTAGCAGTGATCTCACTCGGATTCGACACCATTCGAGCAAGGTCTGCAGGACCGAAGCCAAGCTTCATACCAGCCATGCGCATGTTATCGGTTTCGCGGTGCATCATTTGAGAGGCTTTGCAGGAAGCTGAAGAGGCAACATGCCCGGAGTGTTGTAATTTTGAATCATGGTCGCTGCAGACAGGTCTGGAGCGTTCAAGAAATTCTGATTAAGAGACGTTGTAAGAATTTTGAGCTGATTACGAAGCTCAGGATTCAGCGTATTTTGAGTTTTGACTAAGTACTCACCTTTGCTCATGTCCGCAGCGCGGTCAGGAATCACGAGCTGATCGCGGTGGTTGTAGCCAGCAGGCCCTGTCAACTGCTGGCTCGGAACGATATTCCCAGGCTGCATGTCGGTGGGTCCCACGGCCTCCCGAGTGTGCTCACCCCGATCAACTTGATATTGCGAGTAGATGCGATTGATATTATCGAGTTGAGTAGCTCGATTAAGTTCAATCATCTCAGGAGTGTTCTGGTACAACGCCGGAACACCAGTAGCCAAGCTACCAAGAGGCTTAACGCGCTCAGCTGAAGGGCCTAAGCCACCAGGGCGCTGCAGGAAGTTAGAGCCAGTCATAGTTTTATCTTAGCTCAATCAGGGTTTCTGGTTCGATTTCGTGAGGCATCAATAGCCCTTAGATTTGAAGGACTGTTGTTATGAGGGTTGCCATCCTTATGGTCGACATCCTTACCATCACCCTTATGGACGCGACCTTCGCGCATCATATATCTCCTCGCTTTATTTCTAGCTGCACGACGTTTTTTCACCTTTTCGGTGCCGTCGTAATTCTCGTATTCTTTCTCGTAATCTCTCTTATACGCCATCAGCTCACTAAGTTTTTACAATTCTAATCCAGCTTTAAACAGATCCTCGACGGCATATCCACGGTGGGTCACCAAGTGACGTGCAAAATCAGCCAAGTCTGCTTGGAACCGCTGAAACAGTCCCGTGTAGCAGCCATTGCCAGGAGCATAAAACTCATACAAAGCATCTAAAAAGAAAGCTTTGCTCTGCTCATCATCAACGCTCCAATTATCAAGGATCGTCTGATAGTCAAACTCGACAGACGCCATAAGAGATTGGCAAGGGTTCGTACTCTAGCTCACTTGGCCAAGATGACCCATCCCGACTTGGGTCCTTCAACCAAGAACCTCGGTCCTAGATTCTTTTTCGAGTACAAACGATATTTACCATCAGTAGACACGTAACCGCCGTTAACAAGATCCATCTCACCGAAGGGATCGTGAACCCAAAGCTTCGACTTATCAGCGGTGATGCCCACGCAGCAAATCCAGTGGCCTCCACCTGTTGGCCGTGACACCGGGCCCTTGTGAAGCACGCCCATAGGAACAGGAATTCCCTGTTTCAATTGCGACTCAATCAGAGCCCAATCGGCGTTCTGTACAAACTGTGCATCAACGCCAAAGTGCTTCAATGCTTTAAGCTGAGCAGAAGCTTCTGTGGTGTCACCAAACCTATACACCTCTTTAATATATTCATCGTCACTACTAATAGCGTCAGGCTCCAGGCTCTCTAAGAGCATCGCACAGCTGCTGCTAAAGCAGGTGCGCATGGGATCTTTGCTGTTATCCCGCTGCGAGAAATAAGGAACAATAAGCTTGATCTCCCCATCAGGCTTAGGGGGATTCTCTTGCGTTTCCACATCGTTGATGATCTTCCAGTGATCTGGGAAAATCCACCACTCTTGATCAGGACGTTGCTCTAGGAAAACTCGCTGATGAGACTCGCCCGCATACATCCTCAGTTCGATCCACTGCCACGCGCTGCCTTTGGGGACAAACAGCTTCTCCTCAGCAGCCAAGCTGCCTGAATCGACGGGACGTCGCTTGAGCCAGGTATCCCGTTTAGCCAGAATCGACTTAGACAACAGTGGATGCTTGCTCTGCTCTAAGAATAACTTCTTCTCTTCTTCGCGACGACGAACCAAACCGGGAACCGGTTCGTCACTATCCGCTCTGACCCAACGTCCAAACTCACCAGCAACAATTTTCCGATCAGCTCCGTGGTTCAGCAAACGTAACAGCGTGCTGTTAACGAATGCCGTGGGGCCAACGTTAAACGTAAACGACACCAAAGCGTCGTATTCGTTCTGATTTAGCTTAACGCTTACAAAGCTACTTACTGTTTGCTGTGCGCTTTCGGTGTCTCGCCACAGCAGTTTTTCCGCTTCCTCCTCGGTAATACGCATACCAGGAGTAACGTCAGGACCAGTATGTCCGTAACCTATTGTGTCGACGCCGGCAGAGCATTTATATGCCGTCAGGCGAAGACCTTCGAATCTCTTAATCAGATCGATGCCTTTTTGAGAGACTCGCATTGCTTAACTTCCGCCATTAATACTCTGGCAGAAGAGCAACAATTTCGGTATAAAGCTTTAATTAAGCGGCCGTAATTGTTACGTAGTACTCAGTCTCGCTACGGCCACTGCGGAACACATAGATAGTCGCAGTATCGCCAGAAGTGACGTTGTAAGCGAAGCTGGGGAAATCGCGGCGGCTTAACTTAGAAGCCTCAACGGATCCTCCCAGAGTACCGTTAGCCTTATAAGCTGCGACACCTTTAACAGCAAAAGCTTCAGGCTGGATTGTCACAGTCGCCACGCCAGTGGTGCCGAAAGTCACTTCAAACACGTCAGCAAGGCTAAGGCTGCCGTCGCCAGCAAAAGAACGGTAGCTGTTGATTGTGACGTTGTTACCGTTGCTGGTACGGATTTGGCCGAAACGCGTGATTCCTTCGGGAGCAGCACCCAACTCACGGTTGAAAGTAACTTCAGCCATCGCTAAGGTAAAAACACTTCGTATATCAATTCTAAAGTATGACGAACAAAAAAAATTACAACACCGTAAACGCGCTCATTTACGAATTAATCATCTTTTTATGTCGTTTTTACCCTCTTAAACAGAAAGCATGGATTAGAAAGATTCTTGATTATTGCCGTCCTGATTGGGCTGCTTTCAGAGCGGAAGTTGCCATGCAGGAAGTTGATAAACAAGTTGAAGAGCTCCACGCGCAATGGGACGCGGAAGAAAAAGAAAAACAAAAACCTGTATACACAGAACTTCCGCCTGACGGATCTAAAGCGCAGGATCTGCTAGGTGGAGAGATGCGACTCAGCGCGCCTTGGACGGTTGAGACTTCTTATAAGACTGAGCCTTCTTCTTCGCACGAACGCAATTAGGTACGTTCCGCCCGTCTTTCTTCTTATACCCCTCTTGTACGTAACCGTCCCAACAGGGTCCTTGCTTAGCCATTGTTCCTAGAGCGTTTGTAAGCGCGTGCTTTTCGGCCAGCACGCTTGGCTGCTTCAGTGTTTTCGACGTGAGTGTTCACTGGTCGGCCACGGGTGGCCTGTTTTTTCTTTTCGTCAGTAGCGCGGCGCTCCTCGGCTGACAGTGCCGCCCAGGCTGACTTAGGTAAATACCGCTCAGTGCGGCCTTTTTCCCGTGCTAGATCAGCCATCAGCGAATAGGACCTCCATACAACCAGGCATCACAGCTGCGTTTTGCCGCACACTTAAATTTAAACAGCTGACAGTAACCTAAGTCCGCTAACTCAAGTACGTTGTGAGGATCAGCTGCTTCTGTTTCGTTGATCCCTTGAATTATGCAGTCTAGAACTCGTGGCGACTGATCAAACGCAGCACAGTTGCCGCACAAAGCAGTCTGCGCGTGCTCGACATCGGTATTCCAAATGTCGGCTTTATGCTCCCAGAATCCAGGATCTGGATAATCGGGATTTAAGGGACCATAGGCAAACTTATCGATAGTCCAATTACGGTTTTTAGTGTTCTCCTCGACGTTTAATGTCGCCGATGGGCAGCTCTCCGACTGAGTAGTAATTTCTTTCTCAAGAAATACTTTGGATCTAACAGGAGTGTCGTAATCCATCACTTGTTCTTTTCGTACTCTTCACGTGTTTGCCAATCCTCATCGCCCCACTTTTTCAAGCGATTTTCTGAGGACTTCTTGCCTACATAAGTCCCACCGGCTTCTTTGTAGTATTTAGTCGCAAGCTGCATGGCGCGTGCAGAGTGCCCTCCGAGCTTTTTACGTGCCTTAGCCTTAGCTCGTGCCCATTTTTCAGGGTCTCTTTTTTTGGCAACTTCAGCCATCAGTCGCGACCTTCCGTATTACGCTTATCTCGCTTGCCTCGTTCACGTTCTGTTTTATATTTCCGAGCGCGAGTTTTTGCCCTTGTGGCAGCACTCATCTCGCCACGGCGGTCACCTTTTTTAGTTGCTTCTTGAGTTCCTTCTTTTAAATCTCCAGATTTCTGAAGAGTTTTAGTAGCGATTGCATAAGCCCTGGACTTATCCATTCCAGGGTTTTTTTTCATAATCGACTTAACAGCGTCGTCGAGTATGGCGGGCATAAAACTACGATTGCTCCTAGAATTCTACTAGCTGAAGTACTACCATGATTAACCACCTTTCTGAGAACTGGGCTGAAATTGCTGGAATTTTAGCCGCCCTCCACGTGCTTGCCCTGGCGATTGTCAATGCAACGCCTACTCCTCGTGACGACGAGCTTTACGGCAAACTGTATAAGGTTATCGAAGTTATCGCTGGCATCATCACCAAGACCGCTAAGCGATAGTTTAAACAGCTATCGGGGTTGGGTCCCAATAAAGAGGCACTAGCGAAAGAGGATCGGTATCCGACTGGTTAACCCAGCGCAGGATCCGATCCTCTCTTTCTGACGTCCAGAATTCTTGAGACCTAAACCAAGAATACCAATCTTCTGAACTTTTCATAATGTTGCAGTCGCCACAGGCTGCAATCAGGTTTTTTCGAGTCGTCGAACCGCCGCGTGCCTTAGGAACAACGTGATCTAACGTGGTTGGGTTTGCTTTTCCGCAGTAACCGCAGCACCCCCAATCTTCAAAAATTTGTCTTCTGAATCGTTTTTTGGCAAACCGTTTCTGTAAGCAAGTGAGATCAAACAAAAGATCTTTTTCGCTCACACAAAAGTGCGCGGCTTGTATTTAGTCTATGTCAAAAAATTATTGGCTTCATTATTTATTTAGGCTGAAGGAAATGTGATTGTTCCACTGCCTGTGAAGCGATAGACGCGATAACCGGAGCGGGTGGGTGTTGTATAGGTTCCGGTGATAGAACTTGGCGCAGCGTAAGTATCAAGGTAAGCAATTACGATGATGCCTGAACCCCCTGCGGCACCCGAGCCACTATTCCAGCTAGGTGATGAGGCTCCGTTGCCAGTATTAGCCGTACCAGCTACACCAGTTGCTTGTGCACTGGCACCGCCGGCGGCGTAGGTTGCCGATGAACCAGTAATAGAACTTACCAGGCCAGATCCATCACTACCTCCTGCACCACCTCCTGGAGTGCCGTAATAAACACTGCTCGTACGACTAGCGCTAGCAGAAGAAATTGTCGTCGCTGAAAAGAAACAATCTGATGTCAAGGTTCCATCAGCGCCACCCGCATCAGTAGCCCCAGCCCCACCTGCGCTACCGGCATTAACTCCACCAGGAATTGGACTGATATTCCGACCAGGGTATGCCCCAGGACCACCGCCACCTGCAAAGATTGTTTGACTGAAGGAGCTAGTGCTGCCAAAGGCAGCGTTTTTAGCGCCGCCAGCACCAATCGTCAGCGTGTAGGAAGATCCGCCAGTGACCGAAGTACTCATAAACAGAAACCGTCCAGAACCGCCGCCGCCGCCGATGTTGTATTGGGCTAGGGGATCCCAAGTACCTCCACCACCACCAACAACCAGCAGCTCAATCGGGATGCCTGAGCTTCCGCCGCTACCCGTGCTAAAAAATTGACTTAAGGTAGACACGCCAAATTATTCCGCTTGCTATAAGTTTAACCGGCAAACTTAAATCCCGAGAAGTTAATTAATTCGAACCCAGCTCTGCGTTTCTTCATCCCACTTGTACTCGTGACCATCTTCAGGATAAGGAACAGGGGCTTCCCATTCGTAATTAGATGTATTTAAAACCCAAGAAGGATAAGGTTTCGGCAGCAAGAAAACATCATATTCTTCGCTATAAGTGCAGCCGATTCCGGCATAGCGATATCTAAAATTGCTGTTATAACTGGTTTGTTTCCAAATCGTATCCGCGCCAAACAAAGACTGGCAGAACGCTATGCCCACAGCTTCTGATTCGTTACCTTGACTGTCTAAACAGTCTTTATTACCGATAACAATTACTTGCGTAACTGTATTCGAAGTGTCGAGCTTAGCGAAGTGGGCCATAACTAACTCTAGGGATTATTCAGAAGATTGCCAGTGGGAGGGTCAATCCACTGACCGTCAAACCACATCTTGCCAAGCAGACTCTCATCGCATGAGTCGATGCGAATCATATCAGGTCGGTCAATCTCACCAGCAGTTTGTGTAACTGCGTAGCAGATGTTGTTTGCCCCGATTTGAGCGTAATAGAACTCTTGCATGGTTAGTTAAACTCGATTACTTCGTAAGAGACCACAGTCTCGCTAACGCCCTCAGTGCTATGTTTAGTTGCTGTTACGGTTGTTGCATTTGTCAAACCAACTCTACCTAGTAGGAAAAGGCCGGAGCCACCGGTGTTAGACCCAAGAAAACTCACCATGGATTTCGACGTATTGACACTTGAAATTGTTGCAGTAGCGCTAGTATTGTTTCCTGCTATGGTTATCGTTCCCCTCTGAATAGATTTTATCGGGCTTCCGCCGACGAATTGAGTAAGTGTAGACATGGCTAAAACTCCAGATAAAAATTAGTAAATACGCCAACCAAGGGTCGCATTAACGTATACAAGGGATACGTTAACGTTGGCCACATCAATGGTCATATTCTCAGCCAACTGCATAATTCGTGCGCCGTTTCCAGAAACCACGGTGGTTGTGATGCCACTTGCGTTACCCACTGCGACCTCAGCGCCCGTGGTAACAGAAGCAGGTAGCGTAATAATAACACCACTCGTTAAAACGGTTGTGCGCTCTCGCGTAGCGATCGTGCGGTTACCGGAAGAAAGTGTGTAGTTATAACTAAAAGCGGCGAGAGCAGCGTTGCCTGAAGCTAAAGCGGTGGTGCCGAGTGAAAGGGCGGCGTTACCAGAAGATAAAGCAGCAGTACCAGAAGCTAGAGCAGCGACGCCTACCGATAAGGCGGCGTTACCGGAACTCAGGGCTGTATTTGCTGTTGTTTGGGCAGCTTGACCTGAGACTAACGCAACACCATCGATGCCTAATTTAGAACCCTCAAGCAAAAGGCCGCTAGGGTTTGGCAAAAGCGAAGGGTTGGCGCCAACAACCGTATCACCTTGAGGTAACTCAGAAAGAGAACCACTTACTAATACGAGTGGCCGGCGAGTCGTCATGTCTACCTCTTTTGCTTAATTATAGACTAGAAAAATATCTTGCAAATTAACTGTACAAGGTAACAGGAGCTTCAACTTCAACTTGCAGCTCGTTAGTGCTTAAAGCAAGACCCAAGCCAACAAGCGCAGCGTAACCGTCAGCAGCAGACACGGTTCCAGAAGCTGTGCTGTAACGAGTGACCTCACCTTGATATTTTGATAAGTAATAATACTGACCAGGAATCAAGGCGCTGTCGGCTGTGATGTTTACATCGTTAATCACAGCGATATCGTCTAAGTTAACCGCCACGCCGCTTCCTAAAGCTGCGGCTTCGGCTGTGATCCCGATAACATTAAAATTAGCGGCATCCGTGCCGCTAGCGGCTATCGCAGGTAGCGCATAGGTGCCACTAACATAAACCGGCTGACCTTGTAGCAGTACAGCTCCTGCTGTGAACTGCTGAGTATTAACAGCAGTGGTCGTAACACCGGCACCATTAACCAGCCAGACCGGTGAAGAGCCCGGTGTAAACGACGTGTAACGTCGATTGAAAATGGCTCTATCTGTCACCGGCCCTGACCTCTTTTTATAAATTATAGATCAATTGAAAAATCAGTTTTTACGCATAAACACCAGAGGGTGTGTAAACAGGCCAAGAGCTGTAATCCGAAGGTGATCCACCAGAAGGAGTCACATAAGTGATGTAGTCAGCAAGTTGGTCAGTTGTTGCCGTTTGTTCGATCTCGTAAACTTTGCTTCCGCAAGCGAGTCGAACGGCCTCACGCCAAGACTTAATGGCAGGCTCAGCGGCCACGCCGTTGTCTGCCTCACGGATAATTATCCAATCCGTAGGATTCAGGAGGCTATTCGCGGTTTGCCGCGTGTTGTCCGACCACAACGAGACTAACTCAGTGTGATCTTTCGGGATTAACGTCCCACTCGCTGTGTAGCCCCAGTAAAACCGCTGATCATAAATCAGAGGATCAGGTTCCTCTGTAATTCCAATCGCAGCACGCTCCTCAGGAGTGGCTAAGCGAAGCCAATTTGCAGGATACGACGTTCCGTTGGCTTCAAAAGGAGTGTCTAAAGGGATTGGTTTCCCGTCAAGAATGAACATGGCTCGCTAATGGGTAGGGGTTACCTGGCACGAGCCAGGGCGAAAGGCGCTTCTGCGAAGGCGGCGTAGATGTAGGTTCCTGCGCTCGCATTAACAGAAGCGGTTCCGCTCCGAAGCTTGAAGCCATTGCTCAGGATGTCGGCAAGATCATTTGGATTCTCTGAATCAGCAGTATTTGGAAATAGCGCATCGTTATCGACGTTATAGCCTTTACGGACTGTGTCAATAATAGACCAATTGCTTGCAGTATCGGTGCGCTTCAACATGATCCAGCGAGGGCGCATGTTTGTGAACACCATTGGCCCATCTGCGCTGCCGTTGCCGGTGTAGGAACCGAAGGCGCTGTAGCCCGCGACTGGGGCGAAGCAGTAGGCAACAAAATTAGATCCATTGCCGTTGGTTGCAGCACCACTTCCAACAGAAAAAACTGAAGCTGTTGGGTCACTATTTGCACTTCCCCATGTAGCGTTTGCGCTACCACCTGCAGCCGAAGTATCAAACAGCAAATAGAACGCACCACCCAATGCACGGTGGTAAATAACCCAAGAGTTTGATGTACTTCTACTTTTTACAATTAAAAACGACGGTGCAACACCCAATCCATGTCCTACTGTTGCACTTGCCCCGTTGCCAGTCCAAGTAACCACCGAAAACCCCGCACTTGGATTAGCCCGCACCTGCGAGCTGATGGTGCCGGAGGTGTTGGTGACTGTTGAGGAGCCGGCATCAAACGCCCATCCTGCATAGGTCGCAGCGTTGGTGTTGACTTTTGCCAGCGTGCCAAGGCTGAAGCCGTCGCTGTTAAATGCCGTTAATCCCTGTGTTTGCGTCGTCTCAGCGGCAGTGCTGTTGCTAACAAGATCAATGGTTGCACCACGCACTGAATCATAGAGCGCGTGGTCGGTCGCACCAGAGCGCCCTTTAATCCATACCAGGTCAGGGTTGAAGCCAAGTCCTGTAATGCTGAGTGCCGAACCGTTGCCAGTCCACAGCGCGACATCCATCACGGTGCTGGGCTTGGTGATGGTGGGGGCAGGCAGGTTCGTTGTGCAGAGCGCCTTGAAGCCGCTGGGGGCGGTGTAGGCAAAGGGGCGTTGGCCGAAGTTGACATAAGCAGTGCGAGTTGCACTATTACCAACACCAACTGCAGGAAAGTAAGAGGCGGTTAATCCCGTAAATGCAGTCCCTTGACTTGCACCATTCTTGTAAAAAGTTAAAGTGCCGTTGTCAGCGTCGAATGCTACACCGACAACATCGGTACTTGTGTAAGACGCTCCATAGCTTGTTCCTGTTGTCGTAGGCCCTTGCCATTTTGTGCCTGCGGAGTAGTACCCATAAGAAATGGCGGTTTGAACAAAGTAAGTAGCTGCCGCCGACCCGAGGTTGGCAGCGGCACTAATGATACCAACAAATGTTTCTTGATTGGATGGATTGACTTCGTAATACCATTTACCTGCAGAAGGATATGCAATAGTACCAAAGGAGCTATTCCAGCCTGTGGTAGATAGTTGAAGATTTCCATTCGCCAGCGTAGTTCCTGCGCCTAGAACGAGAGGATTAAACGTGCAATAGTTCCCCCTGACCTCACCGCCGGCGCCGGTGTCGGGCTGCGTGCCATTGACGGGTACGTCTACGAGGCTGTCGTTGCCTGCACCTGCGGTGACACTGAGGTTATTCGGCGTCCAGTTGTTGCCATTGCCGCTGGTGTCTTTGCCCAGCGTGATGGCGGTGGCGGCGCTGTTGTCCGCGAACGCAAGTTTGAACCCGTTGGTGCCGTAGCTGCCGCCGTATGCCTTGGGTTGCCAAACGCCGTTGATGTCCGTCTCCCCGAAGCTGCTGGGGGTCAGGGCTTGGCCGTCGATGAAGTGGACTTCGGCTAGGTAGTAGTTAGCGTAATTGTCGCCAGGATCCACCCGGCGTCCTATGTTGTGCGCGCTAGTGCGATTTACACCAGTATCAGCGTTTTGCGAGGGGTTGTTTAGTACGTCAAATGTCGTTATCTCTGACCCGTTTATATATAATCTAATCCGGCTATTTGCGGCTGCCAGTGTAGTGTCAACACTGATCAGAACATGATACCAAGCGCTTGGATCTCTGTAGACAGCAGTTGTTGTTCTAAATGAAACCGCTCCTCCGTCTACAGCCAGCTTATTGTCAGAACCGAAATACAAAAGCAGCCTTCCAGTATCTCCATCAGTGTTCAGGCCGACTGAAAGTAACACAGTGGTCGCGCTTATCGCGGACCTCTTAACCCACCCGCTCCACGTCCACGTCTTCCTGTTGCCCGCTGATGCCGGGGTGCGGCTCAGGTAGTTGGATGAAGCTGAATCAAATCGTAGGCTGCGCTCAATCCTATACCCACTGGAACCAGCGGCACCGAAAAACTCAGGAGACGAAGAACCTGGGATCATGATGTTATCAAGGGCGGTAGTTTAAAGTCGCGATAGTCTGTATCTCCCTTGGACTAGTTACGTAATACGTAAGTATGTCCACGCCGCTTGCCGTAGTTGTCAAAGTAGGCGCCGCTCCGCCTGCAAACTGCCACCCGCCCGAATATGCCAACGTTCGACTTCCAGTACCATCTTGACGAACTGTTATAGCTCCGCACTGGCCTCCACTAGGTCCGATCGGTGCAGCTAGTGTGGAGTTCAAGCCAAGAGTGATGTCAAAATTATTACATGACGAGAAATCTAAGGTAATAACTCCACCCACGAGGCCACCTGCTGCAGGTCTGCCTACAGACTGAGACAGAATAGTCACAGGTCCGCTAATAGGACCTCCAGTTTTATCGTACTTACCAGTTAAGCCGGACAGCGCGGCGTTACCCGAAGCAAGAGCCGTATTGGAACTGACTTGAGCAGCACTGGAGCTGACTAACGCAGCATTACCAGAAGCTAAAGCTGTGTTGGCTGTAGTTTGAGCAGCTACACCGCTTGCTGCTGAAGTATAACGAACATCAAGTACACCTACGTCTACTCGTTTGTTCGTAGAGCTTGATGCTTGAACAACAGGAAAATAATCACCGCTAGCGACTGTCGTAATCGCTGTCAGTTGAGAGATTTTCTGACTAGCCATTGCGATTACTAAACAGCGGTCTCTAAACTAATTGTAGAGCCATCTTCCAAAAGGATAGCATCAAAATTTATAGAGGGTGATCCCTCTAAAAGTAAAACCTCAGTAGGATTAACAATATACTGAGGCTTACTGATTTCAACAGAAATACCTGATGTAGATACAGCACGGCCAACTAATTCTAAATACGCATCAATAGCTGAGTTACTTAACTGTGTTTCCCAGGTTGTGTAATTAACAAGTTGTCCCGAAGCTGTTATCGATAAGTACTGCAGCTCTCCTGGAGTCAAACCGGAGTAGCCCGTATAAAGAGAGTCAGTATTAACTCGAATTAAATCACCGAACGCACCAGCGTCAATGGCGATGCCGGCCACGCTGGCTTGATCGCTCGTAAGCGCACTGGCTTTATAGATTAAGCCAGCGGAAGAAACATAAATAGCTTGGCCGGCCGAGATGGGTTCACCGGCTATAAAAGAAGCGATTGCCATCTCGACCTACTGAGTAACTTAAGTTTAACCCTTACCTTGGCCTCTCAGCTTCTTGCGTCCATGAGACGGTTTGCTGTGCAAGCCATTACCCTGGCGAGTTTTTTTCGGCTTGCCTTCAATCAGCTGTGTGACTTTGGGTTTAGACATAGGTCTAAAAGAAACCAGGAAAGCTTAACAGCTTAAATAAAAACGTCAACTAACATTATTTACTGTAACAATCACAGAAGGTATATCGGGCCGTGTCGGAGAAGTCAAACCACTAGCTGCTACTAGGCGCACGTTACTATCAGAAGAACACCATCGTATTTCAGCGGTGTCATTAGCATCCAACGAGATAAAGGTATTCCACGCGGCAACGGCTTTTTCGGAGGAACCCTCTACAACTATCCGAGTGTTGGACCAGCTGATGTTAGAACCATTTTTAGCAAACCATATATCAACATTTTCTTTATTAGCTGAGGTCTTATCTAGTTGCAGAGAAAACTGCAAATCATAAACACCTGAATTACTGACTTTAATTAGATAACCTGAAACAACACTAACTCCATTTGAAACATCAGTGGTGTTTAAATAAACAGGTAGCGCTGTGCTGGGTGAACTATTCAGCTGTACGGTCGTGTCGAAAAAGCTTCCGTAGTATCGAGCTGCTCCGACTCCACTAGGGCCCACCGGGCCTGTAGGTCCAACTGCGCCACTTGGACCGACAACGCTGGCACCGCTTGGACCTAAAGCTCCACTAGGTCCTGTAGGACCAGGAATCCCATTATTAATTAGAACTAAAGCGCCATCGTCACGAGTCGTATAAAGATAGCCAGATGCTGTATTAAGAACTAACTCCCCTATTGCGGGATCTCCAGTCGAGACACCAGAAGCTGTACGCTTTAAACGTGCAAAATTAGCCATCAGTAAACACCTCCATCAATATCGATATCAGACCAAGTAGATCCGTTCCATACTTTAACTTGATTAGTTCCGCTGTTAAACCAACCAGCACCTTGTGCGCTTGGTGCGGGCGACGCATTATTGTAAGCAAAAGTCCTCGAAGTACCTGTCTCGTACCACCCTGAAGTTGTTGCGTCATAGACGAACAACGAACCCATCAAGGTGTTAAACCAGACCGAACCATCTCGGGGAGGTGCGTTCAGTCCTGTGCCTGACGGTGGTGCCTCGCCCTTGGACACAAGTGCTTCTGCGTTTGTCTGGTACCACGCGGGATCGGAAACGCTTCCGCCGCTCGCGTACACAAACAAACGACCTTCGTTGGTGTCGAACCAAAGAGATCCTGTGCTGTAGCCAGCTTCGGGCTCCCCAGACACCGTTACGCTAGCTCCGCCGCCTCCTCCGCCAGCTGCTGCTCCACTGATCAGTGCAAGACTACCGCTGTAGTTGACTGTGACACTACCTTGACCTTCCGCATACAGATTAATCTTTGTATCGTTATCAGATAGATAAATACCAGAACCAGCCGTATAAACAATTCCAGACGCCGAAACTACCGACGCATTAATAACCTCAAAAGATCCGCTTTGTGTGATGTAAATACCAGAACCAGCGACAATACCACTAGCTGTAGCTCCTCCAGTAGTTATTCCGCTAATACTCGTATTTAGATCTTCTAAAGCGCGTACAACGCCTTCAAAGTTCCAGGGGTAACCGTACGGACAACGAGAGTAGCTTACAGTTCCCACGCCGCTAACAGTTCCGATGAGTTCTTCAATGACTTCAACAATTCCCTGAAAAGACTCACTATGGAGAGCTCGGGGAAGTGAGCCATGGGTTGGACAGGCGGGTACGTTAATTTCAGTCATCTAAAACGTAAGCCCTCCCGTATTCTCCAGTTTAACTGAGAGAAATTAAATTTTACGTCTTTGTTCTCTCCAGAGAAACCTTAAATACGAGCTCGCCGTCTCGCTCATGAAACGCGAGCTGTTCAGCAAGCTGCCAGGCAGGAATACCAAGCACAGTAGCTCTACGACGCAAGCCCTCCCAAGTAACCTCTTCTACTGGCTGGACTGTAGTATTGGACACAGTGCGTCTCCTGGTTTTACAAAGTCTATAGCTTTATAAGAGTATATGTAAACCACGGGCTAGCCGTACCCCTGTGAACTGCGTTCGAAAAAAATCCTTCCAAAAAGTTTCTCTAAAATCAACCTCTTACAACCAAACTGGACTAATCAATCAAAGATAAATTACTAGAGTCGAATTTAGATAAATTTATTAAAGATAGAGTCTTGTAAAACTATTAGGAAAACGTTTAAGCACTACTCTTACAAAAGATAAAAACTGCAGTCTCAAGTTAGTCTCGTTGTAGACTCCCTTTTAAAAGAAAGTATTATTTCTAAGGCGTTTTACACCTTCCCTCCTTTTGTGCGCTGAGTACTCTCTGGGAGCTACATGCTTTCTTAATGGTCTTTCAAGCGCGCAGGATGCTACGATGCGCCCAGAATGCGACCCTTGGTATGGCTTTAAACCTCCGGGCAGTAGCACTGCTAGGTCTTCTCGATTTAGACGAATCAACGTGCCTCCGTCCCACGGGGTCTCCTGAGACTCTTGAGAGGCTGGGCCATTGGCAGGTCGAACACCACTCAGACGTCTCTGTCTGGCGCTGCCTCTGCGGTCGTTCTGAGCCTCTCTTAGTCCCGGCTGACTTTCGCAAGCGGGTTCGCCTTCCTCACGACCTTGTCCCAGCCTGTGAGGTTTGCCGCAACGAGCTCGCTGCTTGCTCAAGCCGTGCTGCACGGCTACACGCTTGGCTTGAGCGCCATCGGCCCCTGATCGATCGGACGCAGCACCTTGAGTACCCCGAGGACAGGGGCTTTACCTACAGTGAGGATGATGGCCAGTCCACGCGGACTCGGCGCTTCATCTACGAGGCGTTCTTTAAGACAAAGCTAAGATCAAGTGACTTCGTGAGCTCCAGGTGCTCTAATCCATTCTGTATCAACCCATACCACTTGTGTATCAAAGCAACCCCGAATCAAAAGGCGTCTCCGGACATCGAGAAATTTGTAGGCCACCTACAGGAAATGGGTATCTCCGCCAAGATCACACAGAAAGTGGTAGCGGAGAAATTCGGAACGAAATTATCCCTTTCTACAATCCAAGGGCTCAGGGGCGCCTCCAGGCGATTACTCACTACAGCGGTTTAATTCTTGACTTACATCAGATACAACCTGCTAGCATCACCGAGATCGCTGAGACAGTCGGTCAATCTACGAGTACAACTCGAAATCACCTGAGGCGGCTCATGCAGCTAGACCTCGTAATTAAAACCTCATTCGAGCAACACTCTCTTTATTGTTTAAATGGCTGTTACAACATACACATCGCCCGCATACTCACAGAGTTCTACAACTGAACTTAAGCGTCCCTGTCTTTGGGACGATGAGTACAAGATTGAAAACCTTCCAGCCTGGATCTACACAGACAACCAGCCTCCTAAAAGTATTCAAGATTGCGAGGCTAAGCTCAGCTCTCTGAACTACACCATTCGAGATATCGAGCTGCAGATTGAGATCCGTGAGCTTGAGTTAAAGACTGGCTACAGTCGCCACGGAAACGCTTTTGACTTCGAACGCTGGAAGGTCGGCGCTCTCAAAGCCAAGCAAACTCACCTTTACCTCCTAAACGCATATACCTATTGGTTGATCAAGAACACACCTAAAACGCTTGACACCTCCTCAAAGGTTGATAAGCTAATCGCGTTGCTAATTGAGGATCCAGCCGACTTCGAACAAAAAGCTACGGCGCTCCTAGACTAAACAGATCAGCGTGTAACAAGGGCCACGCTGGTATGAGGGGTGTCATGTTCCTTTTCGCCCTTTCGGACTGACAGTAATTCGCTCTGACTGCCTGGTACCAGGTGGTCGTGAGGGGCCCCTCCAAAATTCAATGGAAATCACCAGAGAAATTAAAGACATTCGAGATGCTCTTAGAAGCATCGAAATTTCACTTCAGCTTCTTGTCGCCCAAAAAGACGGCAAAGTAACAACTGCTTTTGTATCTAAAAAAGCGATTAGTCAACGCTTGAATATCCCATCAGTCACAATCGATAAACTGATTCACCAAGGGATCGTCTCCCAGGGTGAGTCAGGTCTTGTGGAAGGAAAACACTATTGCAAAGTAGATCCTTCTGAGCGAAACTCATCTAAGTTTTTGTACGACCCGCACGCCATCCTGCAGGCCGCTTGGAGTAACTTTTCTTATGTCTAATTTTTCTCGCGGCGCAACTGCCCTTGTTAAAAGTCTTTTCGGTGGTAACGAAACTGAGCGCATGATTAGCGCTGGTGTCGTACGCACGATTCTGTCAGATATGACACGACTCTATTTTGAGAATCGTGCAGCCAGAGGCGACGGTATTCTTGTTTTTAATCCAGAGAACCCTGAGGCATCGAGATACCTCACAAAGTCAGATCTTGAGAACGATCTAGCAGTAGCCCAAGAAGGTATGGATGAAAGAGCTGAAGCTCTGTTCAGCAAAGTTATTCGTGTGATTGAGAAAGAATCTGACTCAGACCTTGCTTTAATCGCGATGATTCAATCTAATGAAATCTGTGTACATCTAGTTGACCCTGTAGAGGCGAATAAGAAGATCGATGAACTCTCAAGTAGTCTCTTACTCTGAAGACGACTTTATTTCTCCTCCAGATCTTGCCGCTACCACAGCGGCTTTTTTTGGAGGATCGATAGATTTAGACCCGGCTTCAAGCGACGACGCTAATTTAATTATTCAAGCCGATAGGTTTTTTACCTGGCGCGAGAACGGACTTAAACAACCGTGGAAAGCAGATAGCGTCTACTTGTTTCCTCCAAAAAGTACTCTTAACGGAGAGGAGCAGCCCAAAGATATAAGACTCTTTCAGAAAAATCTAAGGTTCAAAAAATCAGCACAGCGTGTTTGGCTTGAGCTCTGTTATAAGAAGTGGCTACGCAACGAATTCGGACACGCTGTAATATTTTTAACTTCTTCTGAAGTAGCTTTATTAGTCACTCAAAAGATAGGTTTTGACTTTCCGCTCTGTGTTCTTGCAGAAAGACCTAAGCTCTTAAAAGAAAAAGACTTAAAGCCAGTAAAGGCTAAAGTGTTTGGTTTTGTTTATTACTTACCTTCGCAGTTAAATTACGAAGATAGTATCAGAAGATTTACTGAACACTATAGTAGCTTGGGGAGGGTATATACCTAATAGGGTCTTTAGTATCCCAAGAGTCATCTGGTCCGTAACTATCTTTCTCACCGAAACCTATGCCCACGGGGCGTACTGATTGGAGTCGTGTGCGTGATTCTTTCTCTTGTCTTCGTGCTCTATCTCTTGGTTCTACTCCAAAAATCTCACCAGCAAACCGATGAGAGCGAGGCTCTCGGTCAACGTGGTGCTGACGACGTTGACCAAAAGACTCAGCTCTTTTTTCGATTCCCAGCTTAGAGATACTCCTCATTAAGCAAGCGTTCCGTAGTTCATAAGCCCTGCTACATCACCACTAGTGTTGTAATACCTACCTACAGCGTCTGCTGTTCCTCGGTTGCCGTAAATAAACTTAGAGGCTTGTGGACCGCTGTAATCCATCATCATTCCATATTGGGATGCAATCTCAGGTGCAGTCCAATCGGCAGCTTTTCGAATAGATCCAACATCCATAGATACCACGGCGGGATCGAGTGCTAATTTCTCGTAACCACCCAAACGATTAGCTAAGGAGTATTGGTTTTGAATGTCATCAATTCGTGTATTAAGCAAGTTGTATTGTTTTGAGATATCAGGATCCATAGTTAAATCACTACGGCCCTGAGCAACAACATCTTTTACAGTGTTTGCAAACGCATCGTAATACTTGTTTAAAGCTTCCTCGCCAGTCATACCGGTCAAGGCAGGATAAATATTTGCAATACGCTCATCAATTTTTCTTGTAGTTCTTTTACTCATCTTATTCAGTTGTTTTACAGAGGCCTGAGTATCAATACCAGCAGTACCAGGACTAAATAAGTTACCAACAGTTCCAGCTAAACGAAATACATTAGACAGACCACCTAAAGCTCCTAAAAAATCTCCGCCGCCACCACCACCTAAAGCACCTGTGCCACTGAGGTTACCCAGAACAGACTCAGAGCCTGGAATAGACTCAGTGCCAAAAGGTCCACTCGGTGCTTGAGTTGTAGACCAGTCGTAATTTGAGGGCAGTGAGACAGACATGACTTTGAATTCGAGAAGTACTACTTAGATTACAGACTGAGGAGTCTGAAAAGACCGCATAGCCAGAGCTAGTAAGTTCTGCATATTGTTTTGCGTTTGATTCGTATAAGGTCCCCTTTGGTAAGCACCAGCATCTGTGCGAGCAAAGCCTCCTGTTCGACTATCGAGAAGACCACGGCCAAATCCTTCAAGTAAACTTCCAATACCTTCGCTAGTACTAGGCCCTCCGAAAAAGTCGCCGGTATATCCTGACCCAACATCCCTATAACTAGGGACATTAGGCCCAAACCCAATAGCTCCTCCTAAGAACGAATCCACAAACTTAAAAGCTCCTTTATCGATTATACGTTTAAATAACTGAGTTAGGAGCAGTAAAAGCACTGAGAGCCTGAGCCAGTAACTCAGTCTTTGCCTGCTCCATAGCTGCTTGATTCCGCTGAAGCTGTACTGCAGCCTCAGCTTGAGCTAAATCTTCTACGTCTTTCCGCTGTTGGCTGGATTTATATAAATCAACTAACAACTCTGAAGCTGGATCAGTCGCAGAACCACTTTCTGAGTAATCAATAAGGTCTGGCCTGCTCAATGAAGATTGAGGACCCATTCGCTGGAGAGCACCTGTAATACCAAGCAAATCAATAAACTTATTTAAAAACCCTAGATTAGTTTCTTGCTTACCTGTTGTAGGTGCAGCAGGTTGTGATGCCGTCTGTGCTGCTCGGCGTGCACCTTCATCAAACCACGCGGAAACCTGAGATGCTCGTTTAACGGGTTGCCCATAGGCACTCGCGCCAGTAGCAGTAGGGATCGAAGCCCACTCAGGAGATAGATAAGCTTGAAGCCGTGGTGAGAGAGTACCTTCTTTAGTGAGTGCAGCAAGACCGCCGGCAGGCATTAAACGCTGCCGAACTTTATATAACATCGCCAAGTCTTGACTTGCTGGGCTGAAATCTTTCAGACCTAACGCACGAGCAGCTTCTGCATAAGTTTCAGGCATGAACTGGTAAGCACCAGCAGCTGCGCTCGAATAACCTGGTGTGCGAACTACTTTGTCTGGATGCCTTGAATAATCGCTGAACTTACCGCCGCCAAATAAAATGTCGTAACCAGGTTGGTTAGCTCGCCAAGTACCCTCGGCACGACTAAGAGCCTGCTGCAGACCTCTAAAAAGACCTGGATTTTGCTGACGCCAAGCTTCTAGTTGAGCCCTGGTTTGAGACATCGTATTTATAAAGTTTTCGGTACTCTCTAATTTAATCCGTCTCGTAGCCTGAGTCGTCGAAAATATCAACGTTAGTATCTATAGCCACGCCGATTTCCTCCATAACTGATTTGTAAGCCCTCTCTCGGCACACAAATCTAAAAATTGTTTTCCACAAATACTGGTCCCTGGCTTCCCCTTTAAGAGAATGAGCAACATTTTTAAGACGAGTCAAGGTGAAATCATCTTCAAGAGTCAGACCGACTCGGATGTGCTCATGCTCGTCTTTCACCGTTCGATGTGCATCTTCTAAGAGTCTAAATCAATTTATTATTTGACATCAAGTTTACCAAGACTTACAGGCCCAGTAACGTGCTTTGAGCTTACTTCCAGGGTTGTCACAGTTATGACGTGCTCTAAAGTTCTCTCTACGCTCAGGGATGTGCTTCTTGATCGTCATGTTTGGGTCACCAAACCGCACTAAGCGCACTTGATCACCCTCCTTTGCTGCAACAGCAAACTTCTTGCCTCCGTCTGAGTCGCGACGAGGTTGGTTGTACCCTTTAAAAACTTCTCCTGCGATCCTGATAGCCACGGCTCTGGTCCAGTGCGTCTCCTCAGTCTACCCGGTTCAAACCTAAAATTAACCTTAAGACAAGATTCACAGATTCACTTTATGAAGATTCCTGCTAACCTTTTCGCGTTGTCTTCATTCACAACGCCACATTAAATGGAATCCGCAAGGCTCTTGACCATCGCCCAGACCGCTGAGCTGCTGAACTGCTCTGCAGGCTTTGTACGTAAGCGTATCTCTCTGACCGAGTCCAACCAGCCCGGCGGCTGGCCCAAGGGTATTTTCGTGAACCTTCAGCCCAACGGCGCCAAGTCGCTGTATCGCATTAATAAGGATGCTCTTGAGGCTTACCTTAACTCTGCAGAAGAAGAGGCTAAAGTAGAAGAAAGTGCTGCTTGCGCTGTCTGATTGCTGACGATGAACACCTCCTCTTTAGCTAACATCTTTCAAAACGCCGCTCAGGCGCCGACTCAAGAAGTCGTTAAAGAGGAGGTGATTATTACAAAGGAGGCCACGCCTGATAACCTCGTTTATCGGATGGTCTCCTTTGCCTCTTATTTATATCAACTGAACATACAAGCGCACTTACTGCACCTAAATATCGAGTGTTCTAACTTTTTAGCTGTTCATGAGTTCTTGAAAGAACAGTATGAGCAGCATATTGGTGACTTCGACACCATGGCTGAACTAGTCCGCAGCATGGACTATCTGATGCCGATGTGCCAGTGCGGCCTTATGGACGCCTTTAAAAAGTTCCCATCAGTCAAGACTTACGACGCCCGCGAAGGTTTAACTCTCTACACCAAGAATCTTGAAGCCGGCGCGATGATGGCTAAAGATCTCACGGAAGCTGCACGGGAAACCGGAGCACCAGATGTAGAAAACTTCGCAGCTACCGTTTGCGGGAACCTATTCAAAGGTGCCTGGATGTTAAAGGCCACACTCCGTGGCTCTATGTGAGAATCCAGCCGCCGTTAGCTGAAACATATAAGCCACTTGCACCGGCATTTAAGTAAACGAGGCCGCCTGTATAAGCAGCAGGAAGCGACGTAACCACATCAATACCGCTAGCTACAACTGCAGAATTAGCAACTGTAGCTGTGTTAGCGGACAAAGCTGTAGTTGCTGTGTTTGCTGTTGTCGCAGAGTCAGCGAAACCAGCACCTACTTTTTGCCACGCTGCTCCTGTCCAAACACGTAAGTAATAACTTGCAGTAGACGAATCAACCCATGTTTCTCCTACAGAGTTACCAGGAGACCCAACTGGGCTTGAGTTAGGTGCGGTTGTCCCGTAATGATTCGAACCGAACTTACGAATCGATCCAGCGGAATCTTTGAAGTAAAGGCCAGGGTCTGCGGAGCCGAAGCTCATCGCAGCTTCCCCTGCCTGAACCGTGGAACTATTGGGGCGGTCAGAAGAATTACCACTCCGTTTTTGGAGAAGAATTACAGGAGTCGAAGCCATTAGTAAACGCCGCCGTTTATCAAAGAAGGATAAGAGGGGTATGGAATTAGAGCACCATTTGAGTATTGGCCGCCGTCATAAACTAACGTAGCCCCACTTACCAGTACACCATTATTGTATGTACCGCCATCTACCTTAGGTGTTACAGCAGGATCAGGCGGAGCGAAAGGGTCGTATTGATCGATAGTAAACATTTCAAAACCACTTGCTGTCATAGCAGTGGAAGTGCCTGAAGCAAGCGTGTCAAAATTTAGAGTTTTGACCATAGTAGGGTGCATATCAGGATACATCATGTGTACCGGCACCGTATTCTTGGAAGGAGAATATTTCTCCCACCAACGGAGATGCTTCTGCCGCTTTTCAAATGTTGTTTGCTTGGCGAGATTTAAATCAAATTCTTCTCTGTACCTATCGTCCATAGGCTCGTCAGTTGGTTGAGCGAGCCACGCTTCGGGGAACATGTCCGTACCAAAACGGTTTTGCATATCCCAGAAGGACGCATAAATATGTTTACACCACCTAGGAGCAAAATAGATTAAATTAGGATCTGAATAAGATTTACTGCCATCTGTATAACTAGGCAAGTTCAACAAGCGTTTAACATATAGAAAACCAAAGTCACGAGTAAAACCTGGAAAATCTCTTGTACTCTCGGTTCGCGAAGGTAGGAAATCTTGACCTGCGTCATACAAACCAGGCTTTAAATCTTGAGGAAGAGTGTACGGATATTTTCTTTTCAAGCTGTATTCATACAAATTAAAGTCTTCACGAGCTAAATAATCAGGGCAGTTACAACCGAACCGCATCTCAGTTGTAAAGTAATCACCTGGTGTAGGTAGAGAAGCAGGAGCCGATAAGGTTTCATTGTTTATAGTTGACCAACTATTATTAGTGTCAAGAGAAATAAAGATACTGTTAAAAACAGGAGCAAAACTAGGAGTCAGCGGAGTCGTGCCATTACCCACGCCGACGACGACATAGTTGTTGTACGTTGTCTTTTCGGTTCCGTCAGAAGCAAACCGATCTGAAAGAATCTCGCCAGTAAAGAACGATATAGGAGGGCCGAAGTTACTCGATAACTCAACGGCATAAACAGTCCCACTAGTTTGGGTAACAGACTTTATTGAATATCCAAAATCAAGGAAGTTAAACGAATCGCGTGGCCGTACAGCAACCATCCGCATGGCCATGTCCTGGCTCATGGATGGGTACATGTAACAAACACCAGGGAGAGCCGCCCCTACGCCGACCTTTCCTGTAGTCCAATAGCGAAAAGAATAATTTAAACCTACGTATGCTTGATTAGCATACATATACAGTTCATAACCTCTACGCCACCTAGTCCACATAGAGGCGTAATTATAGTCATATAAAATGCTGAAGTCTTTTAAATTAAAGTCAGGTCTAAACTTTCGTTTAAACGGCATCGGCGTTGATAGCTGATGCTCTGAACTGACGCCTTGAAAAGACGAAAATTTAAACTTAGATTTCTTTGGCTGGTGGTTATGCCAGCCAAAGTCATCTGACCCTTTTCGCCTGGCCACGGTTTAATAGAAACCGCCCTGCGCAAACACCGAAACCCCGGAAACACTTAAGCCACCAGAGACGGCTGCGGGCCCGTTTCCAAGATAACCAATGCAAAGAATATAACCTTTCTCTAAGTACATCGCCTCAGATTTACCGCGCTCAATCGGGTAAACCAAGCTTGTATCACCTGTTTGCGGCGTGGGCGCCACGGTAGCCGGGAGCTCGATTCGTTGAATCAAGCCTTCAGTGTCGCCAGATAGGCCGACTTCAAACTTACTGACAAGAAGTGCAGCAGAAGTAGAAGGAGCAGCTTGGTTTGGTGCATACACATACACGCCAAACGCTGCCGACCGCACACCTCCGCGATTGGGGTAGCCCTCATTAGAGACTACAAAAATATCCTCGACTAGCGCTCCGTCCTCAGAAGGAAGATCGCCCACACGGACAAGCTGAATCAAATCCCCGAAATCAGGATTGCTTGCGTCAGCAATTACAGTGGTGCCGTTGTTGATCTTTGCGCCCCTAAAAAAGGGACGATCCACCATCAGGGGCTGCTTGTTTGTGGAAGTACTAGACACGGATAGTGCTCTCTATGAGATTGACAGGTTGTCAGCGTGCCGGTGTGGCGGCGGTTGGAGGAGTTAACGGCTCCTGGGCCGGAGCACCGAAGTTAAACTCTCCGGTCTTCAGCGCTTTAAGCGCATCTTCAAAAGGTATCTTATTAGCTCGTACGCCTTCCAGGATCAACTGGCGCTCTAAATCTTTTTGACTAGCTGCTTCACGATCCGCACGAGCTTGGATCGCCTCTTGCTCGTTACGCTTCATCATCTGCTCATACACCTTAAAGATGAGAGCGTCACCAGCCATCCGGGCATCCTGAGGGCTACGACCTGGCAGAGGCAAGCCTTGGTAACCCCGCTTGAAGCTTAAGGCGACCTCAGCTACGGGAAGGAGGGCTCCAGCAATATCGTTGATCGTTTTGACCAGCCCACCGGGTGCGTTGCCCGGCGTGGAACCCATGGATACACCGTAAGCGTCTCCACTTTGAGGCTGAGTTAAACCAGCAGCAGCGGAGTCAGCTTCAGAACGAGTTGGGAAAAAATAAGGCACACGCTCGCCACCAGAGTAAGCGTAACTCGCTGGTGCCATTGAAGGGCCGTTCATACGCTTACTCTAAACGCCTCAAATCCTGCAATTATTTTACTATCAATATCCAGCGTACATCGCAGCACGAGGCGCTTGTTGCT